CGAGCCAGAACGTGACGACGCCAGAGCTCGTCGACGTCGATTTGCCGGACGGATTCACTGTGATGCCGGCGTCGTCCGTGACGGTGGCGTCGGCGATCGTCTCGCCGCTTGCGAGCCACTGCGACCAGTCCATTTCATACGGAAGAATTGCGGCCGGAGATTTCGGCGGCAACTGCTGAGAAAGACTCATGTCGCTCCTTATGCTGTAACGCGCCGCGATTCCGCCGGCACGACAAATCTGCGCGGCTCCGCCGACACCGTCACGCGCCGCGGATCGGAGGCGACGACGAGGCGCCGAGATTCAGCCTCAACACCAAGCGAGCGGCGCTCGGCTGGCACCACAAGGCGCGTCGCGGCGTGCACAACCTCGACGACCATCGACGCGCGGATCGAACCGGTCGCGCCATCGAGCACGCCAGAGATCGTTACCGTCACGTCCGGCGCGTCCTGCACCTGCGCGACGAATGCACCCGACACGCCTGAGAGTTCGCCCGCGAGCGCCGCGGTCAGACGCTCTCCTGCCACGATCGACCCCGACGCCCCATCCAGCACACCCGCGAGCGAGCTCGTCAGCGTCACAGACGCCGAGATCGAGCCGCCGACGCCCGCCAGCACGCCGAAGATCTCTGCGCCTACGCTGTCGATTACGTGCGCCGCGATGCTTCCTGTCACGTCCGCTAGAGCACCCGCCACAGCGCTGTCGAACGACTCGCGCGCCGCAACCGCGCCCGCGACGCCCGCGAGCGCCCCGCTGATTGATGCCGGGACCACCTCGCCGGCCTGAACTGCGCCGCTTACGCCGGACAGCACCCCGTTCAGAGCCGCCGCGACCGTTTCGCTCGCCGAAAATGCACCCGATACGCCGGCCAGCGCGCCCGAGAGCACCCCACCGATCGCCTCGCTCGCTGAGATCGCGCCGCTCACCCCCGCGAGTGTTGCGCTCAGCGACGCGGGCAGCTTCTCGCCTGCAGTGATCGAGCCGGTAACGCCCGAGAGCGGTCCCGCAATCGAGCTAGAAAGGCTTTCCGATGCCGCGATCGAGCCCGTCACCCCTGCCAGCGTTCCGGAGATCGTCGCACCCGCGGCCGCCCCGAGATACTTGACCGCGTGAAGCATGACGTTGTACGACGTGCCGACTGTCGTCGTGATCGTCGCTTTAATCGTCAGCGTCTGAGAGGCAGAGTTCGCCGCCCAGGTGATCGTCGTGCTGTAGAACTTCTGATTTCCGCTGCCTGTAGTGCCGGGCGATACGGTGTAGGCGGTCGCGCTGCCGTCAGATAACGTCGCGGTAAGCGTGCATGCGCTTGAATACGCCGCCCAATAGATCGTCGCCGTTCGACTCGTTGTGTCGGCGGGCAAAGTGAATTGATAGCCCTGCCCTGTCGCGGTCGTGTTGTCGACGTAGATGCCGCCCGCGAGCGCTGTCGCTGATGCCGTGGGCGTGCCATCCGTCCACGTCATCTTCGGGCCGTCTGTGTATCCCGTCCAAGTGACGCCAGACCCGATCAGCGTCGGAAGCCCGATCGTCGAGCCGCCGCCAGACTTCCGGTTGACGGACGTCGCCGACTGCGGAAACTGAATCCAATCCGTCTGTGCCGGCGATGAGAGGTTGAAGGTCTCAGTGCCGGCGAGGACGGTATTCGAGCCGGTCAGAGTGCCCACGATTCGCCCTTATGCGTTGCCTTCGGTGAGGGTGCCCGAGCTCACGGTAACAGTCGCGTTCGCGACGATGCTCGTTGTCGGCATCTGCACAACACCCGTCCCAGCGGCCGTCGTACTCACGTCGAAGTCTGCGACGAACGTCCCGCCCGACGTAGTGAGCCGCGCCCATGTCGCCGTGCCGGTTGCCGACGCCGTCGCGTTCGCGATCGCATTGAACGTCAGTACGCCATTCGAAACCGTGCCGAGGCTCGACGAGCAGGTATGCGCCGAGAGCGCGGTCGTCGCGGGGCCGCCGGTTGCCGGCTGCGTGCCGCTGTAGAGCGTGAGAATTGCGGAAGCGCCTGCGGCCGTGACGATGGCGGTCGAGCGCGTAGTGCGCAACGTGGAAGCAAGACCGATTTGCATGAAAGATCCTTTGGCTCAGATGCCGAGTGCCTGTTTCGCGGCGCCGTAAAGCGCGAACCTGTCGGCTGCTCCATTCGTGCCGCCGTTGATGATTTTCGTGATGCGATCGAACTGGCCGAGATCGGCGTATCCGTTCAGGCCGTGATTGGCCCACCACCAAGCGGCCGAACTCGCGGCCGCACCTGACTGCTCGAGCATTTCCGGATGCGCGATCAGGTCAAGGTCGAGGCCCACGCTCGCGAGCTGATAGTTCCGGCGGCCGGTGATTTGGATCAGTCCGCGACCCATGAAGCGCTTGCCGTCGCCGGGCTGGCTGTTTCCGAGATCCGTCCGACCTTCGTATCGCACCTGCGCGGGCGTCGGCCCCCAGATCTCGCGCGTGTAGACGAGACGGCCGGATTCATGGCCGATCTGCGCGAGGAAGGCGGCGATGCGCCGCGACGTGTTGATCGCGAAGCGGTCGCATGCGACCTGCAGATGCGGCAGCCATTGCGCAGCACGAAGCTGCGTCGCGCCAGTGCCGGCGGCGACGATCGTCGAGTTCAGTTGCATGTCAATCTCCCGGCCACTTGCCGTGCGCGAGCGCCCAGATGATCCCGCCGACCGTCAGGAACGGCCCGATGTAGATCGCCGCGCTGCGAAGGAAACGCGCCATGCGCGCGAAGAACGTTGCGCTCTGCCCCGCGCGACTGAAGATGTCCACGAGTGCGCGCGTATTGCTTTCGATCCGAAGAGATCTTTCGTCGGCCGACTTCGTCAGTGCCGTGTTCTCTTCTATGGATTTGTGGACAGCCTCGAATCGGCGGTCGATCTGCGCTTGGAAGTCCTCGAATTGCTGATCGATCATCGCGAACCGCTCCTCATTGCTGTGGCGGCGCTCCAGGTGCGCGGGTGGATTCAAGAGTTGGCCCCGTAAATAAAAAGCCGCCCGGAGGCGGCTGGTGATTAATCGACCGATCGTCCTACTGGGTCGGCAGGGGCCGTCAAAGGCGACCTGCATCTAATGTAAAATTGCGGACCCTTGCTGTTGCACCAAGACGAGTTCATGAAAAAACTACCTGTACTGAACGGCCTACGCGGCGTTGCAATCGTCGGCGTGGTTTTCCATCACTCGTTCTATGCCTTCTTCGCGAATCCCGCCCTACCATTAACTCCATTGACCGTAGTCGCATCTAGCGGTTGGCTTGGAGTAAATCTCTTTTTCTTTCTTTCAGGCTTCGTCCTCTTTCTCCCGTACGCAACAGATAAAAGAAAGTTTGACGGACGAGATTCGGTGATCACGTTCTACAAACACAGAGCGATCCGATTACTTCCGCTTTACTACACATCAACCTTCGTCCTGCTCCTTCTAGCGTCGCCCCACCAGTTGGGCGATATTTCGCTTTACCGTGCCTTTGTGGATTACCTATTCGCGACTTTCGTCTATCGCCGCGTGACGTTCTTTCCCGCTGAAAATTGGGTTCTATGGTCGCTCGGCGTGGAACTTTGGTTCTCTCTGCTCTTCCCGATAATCGTCATTGCGATTAATCGATACGGATGGCGTAAGGTGTTGCCTTTCGTGATCCTGCTGGCGCTGTCGGTTCGCATCGCTGGACACGCCATCGTTCTATCCGATCCGAGGCGCGTGTTGAATTACATATCCGACTCAGTTTTCGGACGAGTCGATGAATTCGCGTTCGGCATGCTTGGTGCCCACCTGTTTGCGACACGTCGCATGCTCGCCCGACCGGCGCTTCAACTCGCAGCAGGATTGTTTCTGATATGCGCGTCAGCCACGCTCTGGACAATGTGGAGTCACGGGTCGTTTGCCCCGCAAACAGCCGCCCTATTTACTATTCCGATGGACATCGGATTTCTCGTTGCGACAAACGCGTTGCTCGTTGGGTGCGCGACCGCGTCGCGCGCTTTGTCCGTATGGCCCCTTCAGATGCTTGGTCTGATGTGCTACAGCCTCTACATTTGGCATGCCCCTCTCATCGCGCATTTCCGAGCATCTGCCTATACGGTCCCAACCTATACTGCGTACCTAGGCGCGACCGTTCTGATCGCATGGTTGTCATACCGATACATCGAATTCGGCTCTGTCTCTGACTTTCGCAAGCTGCTTCCAACAGGCAGAAGTGAAGCGGCACATCGGACGGTCCGTCAGGTGCGAACTCGAAAAGCATCTGAGATGGAGAGATGAAATTCCTCTCCATTTCAGGTTCAAGCCGTTGGCGAAGGCAAATCTTCACTTATCAGCGACGGAAGACTCTCATAGAAAGCCCTCCATCTCGCATCGGATCTTTCTATGGCCCCCATGTTCGGATACTCGGAGGCGTCTTGAGGCGCTCCGAAATAACCCTTGATGGTGGCTTCTGTGTCATCGGTGAACTGCACGTTAATCGTCTCAGGCATAGATCCCTCAGAATGTGTAGCTGCGCACCGTTGCCGTGTACGACAGCGTGCCGGCGCTCGTGAATGCAGTCCAATAGATCGTCTGCGGAGTGATCAGCGGCACGTCACCGAAGGGCATGCCAATGCTGGTCGAAATCGCGGAGGCGTTCTGAAGCCCCGCAAGATTGGTCGGCTCCCCCGCGAGACCAATATTGTTGGTTGCGCCGGCCGTCGAATTCACCAGAGAAAAACTCCCGGTGCAATACTTTGCATTCAGCGGAACGGCCGCGGATATGTTCAGCGAAGCATAGGATGCGGAACCTGCAGTCGTGTTGCTACTGAGAATCGTGTTGATGCGATAGACGCGCCTATCGTATTGGTAACCAGCGCTCAGAAGCGAACTTCCCGTTGGCCACACCGAGACGAGCGCGCTCGCCGTATAGCCGGAAGGCATATTGCTGCCGCCGTACACGTTCGGCGCAGCCGAACTAGTAGCATTCGTTGCGAGCAGCGCAGCCGTCTGCGTCGTCGGGTTGTAGATCGCATACAGGGCGACGAATCCATTCGCGGGCGGGCTTCCTGTGTCCATGCCGCCCGCGCCAGTGGTCGAGATATTGACCGTCTTGCTGAAGCTGGCGAGCTTGTAGGTCAGGCCGCCCAGCGCCGATTCGACGATGATTTCGTCGGCCGTCAGCGTCGCACTGGCCGATGCCGTCGTGATGGTCATTGCGAGGTTGCGAGACGTCCCCACAACGGCATTCGACGACGCCTTCACCGCGGCGAGTAGGTTCGTGATCAGCGTTGCCGTCGTGCCGTCGTCGGTCGCATTCTGCCCCGTCTGATTCACGATGAACTGCGCGAGCACCGCCGACATGATGCTGGACTGCCGCCACGCCTTGTTCAGGGACTTCGAGTCGGCGACGCCGGACTGGAAGCCATTCGTGAGCGCGGACAGCGCGGCCCACTGCGCCTGCGTGAGTACGTTCGCCGATCCGCCCGTCGCGAACGGAAGAAAATCATTCGTTGCCATTTATGCTCCGTAATGGTCAGGCTGCGACGCCCCATGCGCCGACGTCGAAACCGGAAATCAAATTGTTCTCGACATCGAATCCGAAGAGCGAACTTCCGGGATTCGATGTCACGTAGTAGCCGTTGATGTGGACTGCCTCGGGCTTCAGCGGGATGTATCCGCCGCGCAACAGCGCGAGGAAGATCGCGCTCGGCACGTTTCCGGCGATGCCATATGTGATGGACATGTCGCCGTTGTCCTGGATGAACACGTAGGTTCCTGCGGGGTAGATCGTCCCGCTGCCGCTCCAAGAAAGGGGGGAACCAGCGAGCGGCGCCACCGTGAGGATCACGGACCCAAGTCCGTCGACCGCGTAATCGACGAGAGTCGTGGCTGCAGTCGTCGGGCACGAGATATAGGAAGTCGGCCTCGAGGAAGTTCCAGAGCGGCGTTCAACCTGGACTGCATCGATGTACAACCCGCTCGCGCCGTCACCCGTGTACGAGCTCGAACCTCCAGATGCCAGAATGCACTGGACCGTAGCGGTTCCAGCTGCCGTCGCCGTCGCGTTGATCCAGCAGCGAAGCCATCCACCGCCCAGGTCGATGATCCCGTACGAATTCGGCGATCCTCCGACCACGGTAACCGACTGCGTAGCGAGGTCGTACAGACATGATGTCGACGTTGTGAATGCACCTGATTGAGCAAATCCGAAGCGGATCTGCGAACGCTCACCTGCATAGAACAGTGCAGAGGCACAGACGTTATCTCCGGTCGAATAGCTGCTCGCAGCGACCCGGGAGATGTAGTGCGAGGTGCTGGCCGAGGTGTCCTCGACGATCTTGAACGCGCTCGTGCCGCGCGGCGTCAGTACCGTTCCGGGCTGCGTCACCGTCGCCCTGGTCATCGGCCAGTTGGACGAGAACACCTCCGACGCGCCAATGCCGTTGACCCGCGCGTTGGTATAGAGCAACTGGTTGCCTTGCCAGTCTGCGCGGTACACATCGACCGATGAGACTGAAAGAACCTGCTGTCCACCGTATTTAAGGTGAAATTGCGCGGTCGATCCATCACCTGTTCCAAACGGCTCGCCGTTCGCCGTGATCGACACCGGCCCAGTAACTGCGGCGTTGCCCTTGTTGAAGATGGTGTTGAGGATCGCCGCCGAGGTGCCGAGCGTCCCGTCCCAACTGTTCGCGCCGATCTTGGCGCGGATCAGGAGCCGATAGGTATCGTCATCGAGCGAGACGACTCCAGTTGTAGGATCGAACGGCCCTTGCCACACACCCTGATCGAACCCGAGTCCGACTGTATCGAGCGAGAAATACACACCAGTCAGCGGCGTGTTTACGTTGCGCGTCACGCCGACCCAGAGTCCGACAGCGTCGAGCTGCACGCCAACCGCTGAATCGAGATCGAACGCTGGAGGAGTCGCCGAGAGCTGATTCTGGATGTCGACGAACGCCTGCGCGACGCCGCCGACCATCGCCATGAAGTTCGGCTTATCGGCGTGCTCCGATGTGACGAGGCCGGTGTAATCGGTGACGTCAGTCATATCAGGTAACCGTGAGAGTGACGCTTGCCGGCGTGCACGTTGCGGACTGGTTGAAGGCCAGAGGGACGTCAGGAGATCCTGCGCCGCCCGGGCCTGTGAGGGTCAGAGACGTGATCTTGAACGTGTTGCCACCGCTTACGCCCTTTGCTGCCGCGATGCACGAGTCCCACTCCACCGCACCCGCAGCCCCGCCACCGATCGCGACAGAATTCACGTAGTCGGAGATCGCCTGCTGAACGGCTGCGCCGGTGACAGACGAATAGCCGGAGAGGGCTTTCATCGAAACTGCGACCGCGATCGCCTGCGTCGTCGGCCGAAAGAAGTTGATCGGGTGAGGGATGCCGTAGACGTCCGTTACCGTGACCGTCGTCGTGCCGTACGTTCCGCCACCGGGCGTCTTCTTCGCTGCAATCGCGTTCGCGATGGCAGTCGAGTCGCCGCCTTCGACCACCAGCGCGATCGTGTGCGGAGGAAGCGTGTTTGCGTCGGTCGAGTTCGTGTCGTTCTCGTACGCTGCGTAACGCGTGACGCCAGAGACGCCAGCGACGGCGCCTATGATGCCGGCGAGCACGGTCAGCGACGGGATCGCGACGGACGTCGTTTGACGCTTGCGCAGAGCCGCGTCTGCCTCGACAGGTGCGCCCGGATCAGCAACGCTCGCGGCCGTTGCCGTCTGCCAACCGCGCGTGGGCGTCGAGATCTGCAGTGCCGTGCCCGAGGCGAGCGTCACGGCGCCGTCCGTTTGGCACGTCGCAGTTGCAACGACAGAGCCGCCCGAAGGGATCAGCACGCTCGCCGGGAGCGCCCATTGATTAGTGCCGTCCGAGACGATGCCATTCGTGATAGTGGTGCCGGCCTGCCCGACCAGCGTAACATCGACCGTGGATTGCGACGACACGTTGCGCGCGATGCCGTTGATCTTGACGACGCTCGACAGGTTCGCGCCCTGCGCAGTGGCGGGCGAATAGGCGTTGTAGCAGGCGACCGCGCCATTGTTGCAATCGTTGATCGCAGAGGCGATTGTCGCGATCCACTGGCCGTCCTGGCTGTCGGGCGTCACGACAACGTCCGAACCGTAGATGCTCTGGAACGTCGCGATCAGACTCTGATAGACGTCATTGAACGAGGGGATGGAAATCCCCGCGCTCGTGATCGTCGGACCGAGCGTTGCGAGAGGGTAAGTCGCCATCAGATAGCCGCCGTGATTGTCGTTTGGCCGTAGAGCGTGTCGATGGTCGCCGCGACCGTGAAGGCGCGCGTTGCCGGATCGACGACGCTCGCGTAATCGGCGATGCCCGTCACGCCCTGCGTTTCGAGGATGCGTTCTTGCACAGCGAGGTCGCGCGTCGAAGCCGTGCCGGTGCCGAGGATCTCAGTCGCGTACGGCGTGCCCTCAGACGTGTCGAGGAACCATTCGCCAGTCGAGAGTTGCAGCCGGGTCAGAACGAGCTGCGCGACGGCCGCTGGCGAGTCGACGAGGAAGTTCGCCGAGCCTTGCCCGAACGAGTAATCGCCGTTTTCGTCGAGAGTTCGATAGCGCATCAGACGACCGATCCTGTTTGACCTGCGCCAGTCGTGACGCCGGTGTGCTTGTGCGATTCATCGATCCGGTGCCCGTTCGCGGAAACCTGACCGGTGAAGTTGGTGTTGCCGTTGATCGCCATCGCGGTCGGCGCGCTGTTCGCGTTCTGCACGTTGATGATTCCCGTCACCGTCACGGCCGGCGTGTCGAGCGTGATGCCACCCGGAGCCTTGACCTTGACGACCTTTCCCGATGGATCGAGATCGACGAAGGTCGTGCCGTCATTGCTGCGGAGTTGCGTCGTACTCGTGCTGACGCCGCTGATCTTCGTCGCCTGCGAGAACGGCCCCAGAATCGCGAATCCGTCCGACAGGTCATGCATGCGAAGCTCGGCTTGCACCTGAACGCCGCCCGACTGCCACCACGCATCGATGCATCGCGACGAGAACACGATCAGCGCCTCGTCGCCTGCCGCGACCGGAAATGTCAGAGTGCATCCGCCGCCGCGCGGGAAGCACACCGGAACGTCGACAAGCAACGGAAGCGTGACCCACGAAGTGCTACCATCCTGCGCGCGCACCTGCGCCTGAATGGCGGGTTGCGCAGTGCAGGTCAATGCGCTAGCGTCGAAGCTCTGGATGATCGCCGGGAGTGCGGTCCAGAGCCCTGCTTGATTGCCGCCGAGCGCGGCGCGCAGCGCGTCTTCAAAGTTGGCCGAGCGTTCGGTCTGGAGCATTGGATATGAGAAAAATCAAAATAACCGCGATCGCAGCACTGGCCGTCGTTCCCACCTTGGCGCTAGCTGATCAGAGCAGCGACGCGCTATCGAGCGCTCTACATCCGCCGAGTCCGGTCGCGTCTGTTCGGCCGAACGAGGCATTGCCGGTCTACCTGAAAAATGGCTCGCTCATATGCCAAAAGTGGCAGATGCTCCAGAGCACCGCTGAAGAAGCCGCGCGTGCGCCAGACTCGGAGCAAGAGCGCATTGTCAGAAACAGAAACTGTGCGGTCGTCCCCGCCGACACGCGGGTGTCGATCGTTAAGACCGACCCGAAGTCATGGGACGGACTGGCCGAAAAGACGTACGGCTACGCAAAGGTCAGCTGGCACAGCCAGTTCGGCGATGATTCCGGATACGTCGGCGTCGGCGCGCTTCGGAACTAGCCTGCCGCCTGTACCGAGTTACCCGCGGGTGCGGACGTGTCGACCGCCAAACAGATCAGATCGCAATACCACTCCTGCCCGCGTGTGTCGCCGATGAACTCAGAGACGAGAACACGATAGAAACCGGCTGCTGTCGTCACGGCTGCGGATGGCAGCCCCTGATACGCGAGCCCCAACTGTTTCACCGTCAGTGTGTTGATGTCAGCCTGCGCGATCTGCACGAGGCAACCGATCCGTACGAGCGGATTAAGAAGGATGCGCGCGTGCACACCATCTGAGGTTGCTTCCGGCACGCCGATCAGCCCCGTCGTCGACGAGAGCACCACCGCCTCGCCGGGCCTGTATCCGGTGACCGGCACGACCACTGCCTGCCCGCTCTGGATGCTCCAGCGGAAGCCGTTTTTCGCGGCCCAGTCCCGCGCGTAGTCTCGCGACATCCCGAACAGCACCTTGCCGCGCGCGAGCGCTTGCGCAGGTATGCCGCCAACCAGACCGTTGACGTCCGTCGCGTAGGGCAGCTTTCCAGCGTCGGCGTTCTGCTTCGTGATCGAATCGAGGATCTGTTGCGGCGTGCTGCCGGCCGCCAGTGTCTGATTGACCATGCCGAAGTTGTAGAACTCGTCGCCGTCCGCCGCCCAGATGTCGAGGAACGAATCGACGTTGCGCTCTTTCCCTCGCACGAACTGCTTGATCGTGCCTTGGAAGATGATTCCGAAGTTGCCCTTCTCGTATCCTGCCTGCAGCGTGATCGTCGTGAACTCGCCCTGAATCGCTTTCACAGTGGCAGGCGCGAGGTTGTACACGCGCACATAGAGCGTGTTCGGCGCCTGCGTGTCCGCTTGCCGCACCTCGAAACGGAACCTAAGCTGCGACAAGTCGAGGCCATTCGAGCCGGTCGAAACGATCAGCGTCGCCTTCCGTCCGAATTGATCGCTCATGAGGTCACGAAGTAGAGATGCCCTGTCGTCCCGAGGTTGTCGAACGTCGGAACCGCGTCGGGGTCGTGATCGGTCTGCACCACCAGTTGCCCGATGAAGCCGAGATGCGCGTATTGCCCAAGCAAATCGACGCCCGTCACGAGCGGGATACTTCCGACCATCGGGTTGCCCGTCGCATCCGCAATGTCGAGCATCCATGCGGCGGCCGGCACGTTCCATCGGAGCGTCATCTTGTAAGTGACGCCGCCGAGCGCGATGCTGAAAGTCTGCGGCTTGGCGGACAGCGGAATCTCGTATGCGGTCATGCCAATGCCGTAGCGTTGAAGTTTGGAGCGGGCTCCAATTGAAAGGTCCCTGCGTCACTGGAAGACGCAGTGCTCGCCGGGTTCGACATGACGCTCGAGTCCGGAACAGTCACCGTCTGGGTCTGTGCCATCAGGAGCTGACGCATCACGATCCGGATCAGCATCGAATTTTCATTGTCCTTGTCCGTCGTCGTTGACAGGGACTTGATGATCATGTTCTTGTACGGACGCTTCCCGGTATAGACCGTGAATAACGTTCGCGCCTGATATGCAGCGAGCAGGTTGTCATACGCCTTCTGCACCGGCGAGACGCCGCCGCTGAGCAGATTGATGAAGCCCGCGCCGAGCTCGACAGCGCCGATGAGCGCGCGCGCGGCGCTGCTCTGAGCGGCCGAGAAGCCGCCCACAGCACCGAGCAGGCTCGTTGAGTTCGGACTATTCGACCAGCCTGCCGTGATGATCAGATCAGCAGGCCGGACGAAAGCGTGATCAGCGATGACCGTGCCCTGCTCGACGGGATGCTCAGTCACTTCGAGCTCGTCCTGGTGGACTTCCTCAATGGTCGCGTGCGCAACGATCGACGATCCGCCGTCCTGCGCGACGAGCCCGCGCTTGGGCTTCATCGTCAGAAGCTGAAGCCCGAGCTGCGCGCCCGATTCGATGAAGCCGAGAACGCTCACACGTATGCTCCTGTCATGTTACGCACGAGATCAGCGTTGACGCGCGCTTGCTCGCCCGCGACGGCGCGCCCGGTGCCGCCTGGGTCAGGCGAACCGTGAACGTGCACGTCGGTCTTCTGGCTAATCGTCACTGACTTCGATGCGGCTGGCGCGGCGCTCGCGCCGAGCTTGCCGTATGCAGAGCCGTTCTCGTGCTGGAAAATTGATCCGGCTACGCCCTGCAATTGATCGCCCGACAGCACGGTGTCAGCCGAGACGCCCAGTTGCTTCGCGACCGCCGCGATATATGCCTGCGTGTCGTTCTCGTTTGCCGGCGCCCAGCGCGAGACGATCTTTCGAATCGTGTTGAATCCGCGCGCGGTATAGCTGCGCAGAAGCTTCGCCGTCGCCTCGATGCCGGTTTGCATGTCGGAGAACACCGCGAAGCCGCCGCTGTCTGCGCCGATCGCGCCCGCAGTGCGCGCGAACTCACCATAGCGGATGTTGCCCGGATTGTTGTTCCGGATGCCGCGCGGAGCGTCCCAGTTCTTACTTCCGTTTCCAAGGTCAAGCGGAGCCGATCCGGCTTGCTGGCCACCAGACGGAGCAGCGCCAGCCCATTGCTGGAAGGCGTACCGCTTGCGCCGCACCCATGCGATGAAAGCGCTGTCGTTCGGGTTCGCGTCCGGAGGCTCGTCGCCCTGCGCAGTCTGATCCTTCGAAGAATCTTTCCCGCCGAACCAGTCTGCCAATCGGGAAAACGGCTCTACGATGTTCCCGATCACCTTAGCGACCTTCCCGGCTTTGTCCAGGAAGACGTCTACGTCCTTCCCGACCTTCTGCCAGTCCGTGTCGCGCACCCACTTCGCAACGGCTTCCAGTGCCGTGGCGATCTTACGCGCAGTCTCGTCGGCATGCCCGGCTGCCCACTTCTCGAACTCCGTCGAGATCGTCGCCAGCACTGGAGCGAGGTTCTCCTGCAACAGCACCCAGAACATATGGATGTCGTTGGTCAGGCTGCGGATCGAGTTGTCGAACGACATCCCGGCCTGCGCCGCGCGCTCGGGATTCAGGTGAAACATGCCGAGCTTCTTCTGATACTCGGCCTGCGCGGCCTGCAGCTTCGGCAGGCCGTTTTCGAGCATCAGCAGCGTGTCGGGGTCAATCCCGAACAGGCCCGCATACTGCGCCGCGATGTACGGCTGCATCTGCTTCATCTTGCCGATGAAGCTCTCGAATTGCTCGAGCGGGCCGTTCCCGGTCACGCCGAGCTGCGCGAGCAGACCGTTCATGCCCGGATTCAGGCGCAGCGTGCGCGTGAATCCTTCGAGCGATGCCTGAGCCTGATCCGCTGTCAGACCGATCTGGCCGGCGGCGTACCGCAGCGCCATGATGTTGCCGACCGTCTCGCCGGTGCGCTGCGAGGCGTAATACAGGCGCTCCATCTCTCCCGAGATGATCTTGACGCCAGCGACGACAGCCGTCGCCGTTGCCACGACTGCGGCGCCGAGCTTCAGCACGGTCTTGGTGACGCTCTGGAGCGACAGCGTGAACTTGCGCAGGCTCGTCTCGTCGGTCTTGTAGCCGATCGAGACCAGAAACTCCTTGATGACCTCTTCGTTCATCGCTTCGTCCGTTCCATGTGTTCCTGCACGCGCGCTTCGTTCTCGCGCTTGACCGAGAGCGCGTCATTAAGCAGCGCGACGTCGCACAGATCCAGCGTGCCGTCGATCAGGGACTCGTACTTGATGAGCCCCTCCATGACCGGCAGCAGAAGCCAATCTTCGCCATCAGGAAGGGAGACGAAGCTGATCCCGCTCAGGCCGCCGCGGTCAAAGTCGACGGCCCGCCGGGAAAAAAACTGCCGAGGTTCTGCTGGATGACCGCGACCGCGAGACGAAGCATCGTCGGCAGGTCGATGTCCTGAAACATCAATCCGCCGCCCTTGACCATGACGTTCTGCCAGCCTTCGCCCTGCTGGCGCTGCACGACCATCAGGCACGTGTCGAGCACGTAGTCGGTGTCCTCGTCGGACATCTTCGCGAGCGCTTCGGCGATCGGGCTGACGAGTTCCGCGAAGCCTTTCGCCTCCGCTTTCAGCGCACCGCCGAGTCCCGCGAGCAGTGGCGCGAGCCGCCGTGCGACGTGGAATTGCTTCTTCGCATCGAGGCGGCTGATCCGGTACGACTGGCCGTTGATTTCAACGATTCCGCTCATGATCAGATGCCCGCAGCGAGTGCCGGATCGATGATGCCGGCGTTGAATTCCCATTCGACCATGCCGGCTTCCTTGGCGTAATCGTTCTTCGGGAATTTGGTGAACGCGACGAGCTGGCAGGTGTACACGTCACCGCGAATCGTGTCCGTGGCCTCGAGCGTGTTTTGCCCCCAGTTCGCCGAGCTCGTGCGCTGGAAGTTGTACATCGCCGACAGAAGAGCGTTCGTTGGCGATGTCTTCTGAAGACGCACAGTCAGCTTGCCTGCCTTGCTCGCGATCAGGCTGTGCATCGGCGTGCCATCAGCGCCGGTCTTCATGTTGTCGGCGTCTTCGGTGAACTCCACCGTGAAGCCTTCTTCCGCGATGCCGCAGCCGGCACCGAGTGAGATTGCGCCGCCGGGGCCGATCAGCGACGCATTGAAATTCAGAAACGAGTACGTTGCGCTCATCTAAACCCCTTACTGGTTGACGGTGACAGCGATGTCCGCGCTGTGGATTGCGCCGGCTTCCTTCGCTGCGATCTGGAACTTGACCGACTTGCGCGCGGCGCGATCGGCCTGGCTCTGGTTTGCGATCGGCGGCGTGTAGATGTAGAAGCCCTTAGGCATGTAGTCGCCCTGACTCAGCGTGCCGAAGCCGCCCGAATTCCACGTGCCCGGAGCGAGGAAGCCATTCGTGACGTACTGCGCGCAGACCTGTGCGAGCGTCGTCGCGATCAGGTGATTGCCCGCGTCGGTCTGCGGAATCTTCGTCGTGCTCGTATAGAGCAGGTTGAAGACCGCGTTCTGCAGATCGATGGCGAAGTTGTCCGCGCCGATCACCGAGTCGATGAAATCACCCGAGCAGCAGACGCCCTGCTCGATGATCGCGGTGTTGTTGTCGTAGGCGACGAACACGTTGCAATTGAACGCTTCGAGCGCGTTCGCCTGCGTGCTGTTCAGGTTCTCAGCCGTGATGCCGGGTTGCTGCTTGAACTTCAGCGTGATGACCGTGTTGTTGCCGGTGTAGTCGGTCGTCAGGATGCGCGCGAGCAGCGACGCGATCGCGTACGCGTTCGAGCTCGAATACTGCACGGCCGTCTTCTTGTAGCCGAGCCCCTTCAGTTGATACGCGATGTTCGTCGTGTCGCTTCCGACGAGAACGCCGGCTTCTTGCGTCGTGACGCCGTAGAAGTGCTTCGTCGAGGCAGCTTCGATGTAGGCAGCGATGGCGAGGTGATCGGCATCGACCGCGCTCGGCACGGTCAGCGCATACCACTGCTGTCCGTAGTTCGCGTCGAACAGCGTCACCGCCGAGACCGCAGATTCCGCAGCCGCGCCCGCGGCGACGTATGCACCCGACGTCGTCGACGTGAGGCCCATGAGTGCGGAAATGTCCGTGCCCGACGTCGGCGCCTGCGCGAAGCTCACGGACGACGTCGCACCAGTCGTCGCACTCGTGATCTCGAAGCGGCCGAATGTCGAGTTCCAGACGCAGGTGCCCGCGCTTGCGAGTGCTGTCGTGACAGCCGATGCCACGCCGTTCAAGTTCGTGACGCCGGCGAGGCTGATGCCCGACAGCGTCTTGAGCGTGCCGTCGATGGTGACCTTCATGCCGCCGGACGAAACTGCGGTGAAGTTGGAGAGCGCTTGCTGCGCGGCCGACAGCGTGCCGCCGAGCAACTGGCCGGCGGATGCCGTCTTCGCCCAGCGGCCGACCATGACGGTCGTCGGTTGCGGTGCCTGCTCGAACCAGAGCACGGCCGCCTTGTATTCTTCGGCCGACGTGCCGAAGTCGGTCGCCAGGTCGTCGATGCTTTCGTACGTGCGGAAGCGCGACACAAGGTCGATGACGTTGGACGTGCCGAGGATCAGCAGCGTCGAGGTGTTTTGAGCCTGCGCAGCGGACTGCGTGAGCGTGATCGCGACCTTGACCAGTCGGCTGATCGGCAGAGTGTTCGCCATGTGTGCGTCCCGAAAAGAAAAAGCCCGCACGCGGCGGGCCGATGAATCCGATGTGAATGGGCTTACTGCTCGACGACGAAGTCTGTCGTGTCAGGGTCGCGGTCGATCGTGCCGTGCGCGGACAGCAGATTGAGCACGCTGTACGTGCGCTCGACCTGACGACGCACGCGGAACGGAAGATCAAAGCGCCGCAGCCACTGCTGATTGAGAAGCTCTGGCGCGGCGGTCACGCGACCGACGTCGACGAGGCCCATGCCGTCCAGCACGAGCATTCCGTGGTTCTGTGCAACGAAGATCCCGTCTCGCGCCTGCGCGGCGTATTGCATCGCGCTCGGCCCGTAGAAGCTGGCGAGCAGCGTAAGGATCTCGTTGCGGTAAAGCCTGTCGGTGCCGTCCGTATCAGGCACGTGGACAATCGTCGGCGCGAAATCCTGATCGATGTCCGTGATGCCGATGGCGCACCAGTTCTGGTTCGGCTCGGGCATCTTCGGCACGGTCGGCTGCCATCGCGGCCGCACCATGGCGCCGGGCAAGCCGGTCAGCCCGACGATCAATTGCTGAAAGACTGCGTCGAGCGCGGCATCTTCGAGCGGCGGCGACGGCGCGTCCGGCTGGAGATAGCCGCCGGTGCTGGAATCGTTCGCCATATCAGCCTCCCGAGAACGGGATCAGCGCGCACTGCGCGGCCACGAATCCCTGCCCATACGTCGACCAGTCGCGCACGTTGACGACGGTGTATTGCCTGCCCTGCCACGTCACGACGTCGGCATCGAAGCCGGTTTTCCCGTCGATCAGTTGGAAGCGCGTGTGAATCGTGATCGAGCCGTCGATGCGCGCGCCGTCCGCGCCGCGCATCAGTTGATCGCCGGTGTCGTTCGTGACGACGCCGGAGAACGCCGAAACCGTCGGCGTGTTGACCGCCATGCCGTCATCGCCTACCGTCTGCGCGCTCCGCGTGCATGTCAGCGAGTTATCGACGAAATCCGGATCGGTCAGGAGGTCGGAGACGTCGAGTAGAGGCATGGTCAGGTCTTTTTGCGGACCACGTACGTGATCGAGTTTCGAAGCTGGCCTGTATCGACCAGCGTGTTCGTGCGAGTCACGCCACGCGCGACGCGCGCCGCGATCGTCGAATCAGCCAGTTTCGGCTGGATGTTGCTGTTGATCTTCGCGCGCGCCGCGTTCTGCCCGATGAGGCCCGCGGAGTGCAGCGTTTGATCCGCCTGATCCTGACCGTTCAGCGCAGCCTTCGCGCCCTTGCCAAGCCGGTCAGCGATGCGATCCTGCGCGTCGCGCACGCCAGGCACGAGGAACGGACGCGCCGGGATGTTCGCCGCCGGAGATCCGTTCTCTTGGATGTATCCGATCTGCGCATTGCTGATCGGCTCGCCATCCTTGCGCTCTGGCGCGCTGTCGGGGATTCCCACGAGAACGTCTTTCGTCGCGAGGTCGCTCACCGCCTTGATGACGGATGCGACGCGGTCGCGCGTGACCTTGACGCCGCTCACAATTGCATCCCGCCTGCGCCCATGAGGCGTGCCATGCCGAGAAAACGCGTGCCGTAGGAAGTGAGATTCCAGAAGCCCGCGTCGGCGAGGCTGGCCGCGCCAGTGTCGTAACTGGCGCTGACCTTGTCGACGGCTTTCGACGACATCGGCCCGGAGGATTGCCCCGGAATGCCGCCGCCTGCCGAAGCTTGCTGATCGCGCGCGGCGATCGCGAGGTGATGCGCCGTGACGAGCTCAATCCCGATGTTGGTCAACTCGCCCCAGCGGCACTCGTTCACGAGCGACGCTCCAACCGTCAGCCACAGCGTGACCAGCGAATCGGGGAATCGCGTCGTGTCGGAGAACTCCGGGAAGTCGGATCGGAATTGATTGGCGTCCACGGTTAGCCTTTGGTCTTGGCGGTCTTCGTCTCCGGCTTCACGACTTGCGCGTGCGCCTGGACGAACCAGTGATTGGCGGTCGCGTCGTCCACGTCATGCTCGCCGGCCGCAAACTCGCGTTGCTGGCCGGCGGCATCGGTGAGAACGAACGGCTTCTCAACGATGATCTTCGCCATCGTCAGATACCGTCACGGTAGCCGATCGTCTCCGGATACACCACTTCCACCACGCCCAGACGGCCGAAATAGGTCGTCAATTGGCGGATGTCGCGGTATTCCAGCGGCGTGCGCTGCAGCGGCACGAGCGGGAAGCGAACGCGCTCCGGATCCTTCGTGTACGCAACCATCCGGTTCGTGCTCGAAGTGCCGCGGCTCGTCAGCCACTTCGACGGCAGAATCTCCAGCGGACGGCCGTTGATGCTGTTCGACAGCGAGTTCATCTTCAAGAACTCGAGCACGCTGATATTGCCGGCCGAGCTCACGAGCGTCGAGACGAGGCGCGAGTAGTTCAGCGGGTCGATAAGCAGACGATCCGGGCAAACGGCGTAAGCCGAGGCTGCCCACACGCTGTTCAAGAGCTCGTTGACGTCAGCGAGCTGCTGCGCCGCGGTCGCTGTGCCCCAGCCGCCCGTGACTGCGTTCGAGACGTTCGTCACAGCAGCGTTGTTGACGAGGCCCGTCACGCCGAGCACGGTGTCGCCGATGTAGACCTGCTCATCGACGTCCATGTTGTGCTTCAGGTTCATGCCGGCGAACTTCTGCTGATCCACCGGACGACCGAGCTTCTGAGCCGATTCCAGTTCCGGAATCGTCCAGCCGATCTGCATTGCCCAGAGGGTCAACGGGTTCGGCGTCTTGCCGATGTCCAGCGCGATGCCGGCGATTGCCGATGCATCCTTGCCGACCCACGACTTGCCGTTCGGCGATGCGCCACCGGCCGCCGCGAACGAGGAGTTCGTGAACGACGACGTTTCGTCGGCGATCGACACGTCTTCACGCAGGTCGATGTCGCGCGACCAGGTGACCGACGACAGCGGCATGTGCAGACGCTGATCGAGGCGTTCGAGTTCGCCGATCAGGAATGCGCCAGTGCTGTCGATCGTGCGGGAGTCGAACGTCAGCATGCTGTCGCGCGTGCGCGAGCGGGTGATGATCGACGGCGCGCCAGCGATTGCCATTGCCATCGCCAGCGGTTTGATGATTTTGCTCATGTGGTGATGGCCCCTTAGATGTTGAAGGCGATTTCGACGTTGCCGTTCGCGTCGCCCGCGTTCATGAACGTCGCGCCGGTGATGGCGATCGTGTTGGTCGAGTCGGCCGCAGCTTCGATACCGCCGATCGGCTTTCCAGCACCCGCCGTTGCGACGCGCACATAAACCTGACTGCCGAGCGCCGGCGTGCCTGCGTTGTTCTTCACGGTCATGTACCCGCGGCGCAGGATGTCGGCCATGCCGGTCGTCGGCGGCGTCGACGTGCCGAGCGGGTCTTGCGACGACACGGTCGGATACGGCCGCACGAGCAGGCCGTAGACGACGGCAGCCGTGTCACCAGCGCCCACCGGTACGAACTTGCCGCTCGACACCTTGCCGAACAGGCCGTAGCCGGGGAAAGCCGAAGCCGAGTTCAGAACGCCCGGCTCGACGGTTGCTTGCGACTGGCGCGAGATGTCGCCAGGGATGCCCGAAGGCATGCGGAACAGAATTGCGTTGCCCATTAGGCTTCTCCTTACTTGGCGGACCGATCGGCCCAGTATTCGCGGTTGCGTTGGTTGATGTCGGCGACGGTCGAGCGCTTGCCGAAGTCTTTCGTCGGAGCAGCCGATGCGTGTGCGCCGCCGTTGTTCTGCGCTTTCATCAGTTCCGAAGCGCCCATGAACGTGGCGTTGACCAGCGCGACGGGCATCTTCTCGAAGTCCGCCGTCTTGCCGCCGATGAACGGGGCGATCGCCGCGCGACCTGCGTCGGTCTGATACGCGAGGTCGAGCGCCTTGCGTTGGCACTTGCAGAGCGATGTAGCCTGGTCGGCGGTGCTCGCCTTCGAGTCGAGCGTCGGCAGTTTGATGCCCGGCGAGAGGATCTCGGCGCGCGAGAGGATCGTCTTCGCGGAGTCGCCGGTATAGAGATCGACTTCCGACTGGTTCAGCTTGCCAGCCTGTTCAGCCTCGAGGATGTCGTCGCCAGTTTCCGACTGCTCTTCTTCCTCGTCTTCGTCGTCGCCGTCAGCGTCCTTGGCTTGCGCCTTGACGAGCGTCGCGAGCGAGGCGAGGAGCGCGTCTTGCGCTTCCATGCGCTTCATCAGCGTCTTGAGCAGAGCGGCGTCGCCGGTCTTTTCCTTCTTCTCTTCGAGCTCCTCCGACTCTTCGTCGTCGGTCTCTTTCTTCTCCTCCATCTCGGCTTCCGCGTCCTTCATCAGGGCGCGCAGCTTGTCGAGAAACGTGGGTTTCTTCTTCATGTCAAGTTCCTTATCGCCTATGGCGCAGCGGCTGCCGCACCGACCGCGCTCTACGAGCGCAACGTGATTGCCAACAATTTCGCGCTGCACTCCGCGCCCTGGCTCTACCTGCTCATACCCCGCGTCGTATCCGCACGAAACCTCGCGCAGACCGGCGCGCACATCATCGATTGCTTTCTGGTTCGTCAGCATCAGATCCGCGAGCAGCAGATCGTTCTCGATACCAGTGCCGCGGCGCACGTTCATCACGGTGCCGACAGCGAGTTGATTCCAGTTCGACGGGTTCACGAAGTCGTCGGGGTGATCCATCGTCACCGCCGCGCCTTCGAAACTCGCGATCGTCTCCGGGCGGAACACTTCGGCGGCATCGCGCGACACGCGGATGAGGCCGTCGCGGCTCGGCTCGACCGGCACTTCACCGGCGCCGTAGAGCATTTCTCCAGTCCGCGCGATCGGGACGTCATGGCACACGAGGAATCCGGACGGCGTCACGGACTGCTTCGGACCGAGTGTTTCGACGGTGTAAAAGCGCATATCAGTCTGGAATGACCGGTTCCGGATAACACCGGCAGTTGTAGATCTGGCCGGCGTGCGTGACCGTGCCATCGGACAGCCGCGGCGGCGTATCCCATCGCACGTATTTGCCGTTCATCTCGCGGTGCGAGTGGCGCACGTCCGAGTCGTTCGACGTCCGCCAGATGTAGCCTTCCGAGCCGATGTGCTCGGCGCGCGCCTGCGTCAGCACTGAGGCCGTGCGGGCGACCTCGGTCCGCGCGATCAGGTTGGCGCGGTTCTTCGAGACCAGGCCCGAGCGCTGGATCTCTTTCGAGATCTCCTTCGCGCGCGTGCTGTCCTCGATGCCTTTCAGCGTCAGGTCGTGCACGCGCTGCGCGGCGTCGAGCGGCAGGCTCTTGATCAGCGTCACCTGTTCGGCGAGCAGCGCGCGCATGATCTCGCCGGTCGGCGCCGTGCGCAGTTCATCGCGCAGCGCGCGCGACATCTCTTTCGCCTGCTCAGCCCACGCGGCCTCATCGCGCCGGTTGACGTCGAAAAGCATGCGCGCGGCGGTCGCCTCGGCCCACGGCGTGAGCGCTTCGGCGTAGCGCCGCAGCATGTCGGTCATCGTCGGCACGACGGACGGATCGCCCGGCGGGAAGCCGTTGATCAGATCGCCGATCTGTTGCGCGACGCGGCGCAGCTTCAGCGCGTATTGCGTTTCCGCTCTACGCGTTTGCGGCTGGCTGCTTCGGCTCCGGCTGCGTTTCTTGTCCTGCGTTCGGATCATCGGGATTCATCTCAGTCAGATCCGGCAGTTCGTCGTCGGCTTCTTCGATCATCTCGTCGTCGATGCTCGACCAGACGCCGCTTACCTCGCTGGACTGGCGCAACTCTTTCAGCGCCGTCTGCTGGCTGATCAGGCCGCTGTCGTATGCCTTCGTGACCGTGTCGGTGTTCTTCTGCGCGACGTCGGCCTTCTCGGTGTCGGAAAGCTGCCAGAGCGGATTGAACGAAAACTGAAAATCCTTCGGCGGCTTGATGCCGAGCTCGGAGCGCACGATGACGTCGAGCAGGCGCGTGAGCGGAAGACGGAGCCGTCGTTCCTGCTGCTGCTTGATGTTGTCGTAGTAGTTGCGGATGTCCGCGTCGCCGGTCGCGCTTAGGCCCGCCGGAGACTGGCCGAACAAGCGAACCAGCGGAATACCGGTCGCACCCGAAAGCTGCTGGCCGAACTGCAGAAGCACGTTGTCGAGGCCAGAGAACGAATACTGATGCGATTCGAACTTGTCCTTCGCGTCGATGAGAGTCATACCCTCGTTCGACTGGAATCGCCGGATCATCTCGACGTTCTTCAGCAGCGCCTCGAGCGCGGGGCCGCCCATGCCGATCAATTCGCGGAGGCTATCGACCGACAGCGTGCGGAGATGCGCCTTGTAGACGAGCTGCGCAGCGCCGGCCGTCGTGCTGTCGAACGCGATCAACCGATCGAACAGGCGCTCGATGGTCGACTGCCCCCACAGGTTTTCGCTGATCTTCTGCCAGTAAGGCAGTTCGACGCCGTCGAGCCGGATCACGCGGCTGTAGTGGATGCGCTGACGCGCGAGCGCCATCGAATCCGCGACGATGTCATAGAACTTCGGCTTGCCGAGATCCGGGCCGAGATCCGTCACCAGGTCGTTCAGCGTCGGCTGGATCAGCCAGCGGTCGAGCACGAGAATGCCCTTGAACTGATCAGGAGCAATCGAGTCCGGATTCAACGGCGTGCGCATGTTCTGGCCGTCGATCAGCATCACACCGATAGCGCCGCCGTACAGGCGCGACCATTTCGTCGTGTCGTTGATGCTGTCCCACAGCGCCATGCGCTCGAACGCCGCATGCACGACGCTTTTCTGCTCGGGAGCGAGGCCAGCCTTGATCTCGACGCCGGCACGCGTCATGTCGTCGGCGACGACGTCCACGACTGCGCCAACCACCCACGACGAGCGATACATCGCCTCCAGCAAAACACGATTCCGACTGATGAAGTCAAAGCTGTATCCCGAGCCGGACGTCTGGTTGTTCGTGCCGTATCCGACGCGCGCTTCGAAGTTCTGGAAGCTGTCGCCGGCCACCCATCGCTTGGCGCTTTCCACCTTCGCCGCCCGCGCGACAGTATTTCCTCGTTTGCGTGTCATGTAAGAAAAATCCTTGCTTGCCACGCGGGAGGCGTCAGCATGTTATCCGTTGAGCCGCGACCAGATGTCGAGCGATCGCGCGGCAGGCTGATAGGCAATCATCACGGCGTCAGCCAAGTTTGGCGACTTCGTACCGTCGGGCTTCTTGTCGATCTGCACCTTTCCGACGCCGTTGATCGTGTAGGTCGGCTGCGACAGCTCCATGATCAAGGCCGAAAGTTCGGGAAGGTCCGAGCGGATCGAGATGATCGCGTCAGGGTCGTATGGCATGCCCTCAACCACGGCGCGATACGTCTCTTGGAAGCGCATGCGCAATGACCACCAGGCTTGTGCCTTGGCGTTCAGGAAGAAGTCCTTGTTCTTGCGCTTCGGGACCATCTCGCCTTCGGGATCGTGCGCCGCGCCGGAACCTCGGAACGGCTCTACTCTCACCATGCGATGCCCCGCTTCGCGCCGCTTCTCGTTGATCTCGCGAGAGTCGCCGCGCACGCCAGCGCCCAAGCCATCGGCGTCGTAATCGAACACTTCGTATTCGCGCTCGTCGCAGATCGCAAACGTCTTGATGACAGTCTGGTAGATGTCGCCACCCTTCCCAGACCACGACTGGAGGAACTCAAGCAGAACGCCGTGCCGGCCGGCGAAGGCGTTCTTGTCGATGCCCTCATCGGCGACGTCCAAGCCACCGCGACGCGCGCCGGTCGGCTCGATGCCGAGCTTCACGTGAGCATCGATTGCAGCCTGCACCCACGCGGACGGAATGACGACACCCTCGACCGATGCCGAGTAGTTGATGTCGATTTCCTGCGCGACGGTGACGGCGTCGAGCTCGTTGACCTGCTTCTGATACCACGCCTCGTCCTTGCGCGGATCGTCGCGCCAGTGGAACGTGAAAACCTTGATCTTCCCGCCGAAACGCTTTTGCGCGAACGGGTTCCCCATGCCGTTCGGCGTGGAGATGTCCTGTCGGCAGTTGGTTGTCTGCGACAGGGACGCGTCGACGAGCATCGGACGTTCAAGAAACGCTGACTCGTCAACAATGTAGAAGCTCGATCGGTCGCCGCGGCCGATGCCGTCGCCGGACTCGCCGGTGATCGTCGAATCGGTGTCTGGGAACATGATGCGCATGTGCGGCGCATGCTTGTTGATGTCCCAGCTGCCGCGAAACTCCGGCGGAAGCATCTGAAGGAACATCCGCGCCTTCCAGAACAGTGACTTCGGCGCGCCGATCTTGTCGACGTATTCCTCTTTGCGCGAGCCGAATCCGGCCACCACGCCGCGATTGAACAGGCAGACCGAATCTGCCAGTGCGATCGTAAGCCACGACATTCCCATGTCGCGCGTCTTTTCGGTGATGCCCGGCTCTTGCTGCCTCCAGCGTTCCATGAACCAGACAATCCACTCTTCCTGTTTCGGGAAAAGCAAAAAGGGGATGCTGGCCGGAAGGTTGCGTTCGACGTTACGCGGATCGAACGTCATGCCCCAGTCGATGATGAATTGGGCCGGGTTGTCCTTGTAGAACGTCCTCAGCGCTGGCAGCGCGCCGGGATTTGCGCGAATGCGCTGCAACCGCTCCGCTCGCCACTCGAACACCTGCACATAGTCAGGGTTGCGGAAGTCAAACGGAAACGGGATTGGCATTTCAAGAATTCATCAGAAGCGCGTATTGCTTGGCTGCCTCGATCGGGTCAACTGCAGTGAACTGCTTGGGATCGCTGTTTCCGCCGGTCGGCTCATTGCCTACTCCGTACGCTTCACGCTCCAATCCGACGAGCGTCTTCAGCGTGTCGCTCAGCTTCTTCATGCTGTCGATGCGGCCGACGCTCGAAATGACGCGCTGATACACGTCGTTGCGCTTGTCCTGCCCCTTGTCATCGTCGCTGCGGAGGAAGTTTCCGAGTTCCTCGAACAGTTCGATGTTGTCGGTCGCGATCTCCAACTCGCCGAGCAGCGACATCGCTACCTTGCGAGCGCGTGAAATGTCCTTGCGGTGCGCCAGCCGAATGTCGGCGATGACCTTGGCGTTCGCCTCGACGATTACAGCGTCCGAAGGCGCGTTTTCCGTGCGTACCTCGGTGCGTACCTCTGAGGTGCGTACCAGTGCCTCAGCCTTATCCTGTATGCGTTTGGAGAGATCTCGCTGCCAGTCGTCACGCTTTGCGCGCTTGCGAATCGCACCCTCGGTGAGTCCGTGCGTTCCAGCGATCTCCCGCACCGACAGAATGCCGGCCCGGTAATCCGCTTCGATGCGCTCCCAGTCCGGCGCGGCCTTCTTTTGCTGCGCCATATCGAATTCTCAAAAAGAAACGCCCCGGCGATGAGCCGGGGCGCGAATCCCTCATCTAAGGGGGAGGAGACACGGGGACGTGTTCAGCAGGTTACGGTCATCGGGTTGACGGGGTACGTGACGCCCGGTCCCGGCTGGAGCCAATGCGGCTGCTGAATCGGAGGAATGAATGGATAGTGCCCGAACGGCGGTGACGGATGCTGGCTTTCACGCTCTCGCCTCTCGCGCACGGCACGTTCCAGGAGGCTCTCGCTCTTCTTCGGCGCGTCGACGACAGTCGGCGTCACCTTCATGAACACCGTATCGAGGTGCTCGCGAATCGACTTCCACTGCTCAGGCGTCGGCGCCTCACCCTTGCCAAGCTCGACGAAGCCTTGCAGCCAGTAAGCGAATTGTTCGGGCGTCATGGTCATGCCTCAGGCAGATACGTACGCAGCTCGTCGAACTGGTTCGCGAGATGCACGCGCGCTTCTGCCGACAGAAATCGGAAGTTGCCAATGAACGTTTCGAGCTTGTCGACGATGGCGTTCGCTTCGGCGCGGCGGCTCATGGTCGGCTCGGTGCTGCAGGGTGCGGCGTCGTACATGTGATGCTCCAATGTGGCGAGAGCAGAAACCGCGTCTTCCGTGATTGGATTCGCTACGCGAGCGGAAGGGGTTGCGCTCTCATCCGCGCTCGCTGCCCCGTATGTGTTGCCGGGTGCCTGCCCTGAGCAGTAAGCGCGGATCAGAACGCAAAAACCCGCCGGCTTTCGCGAGGCGGGTTCTTTTTGGGTAGAGACAACTCTAGCACCACGGCGTCAATATACCCAACATTCGCGTGGTTTACAACAAGAATTTAAGACTCCGCTGTGACCGGTTGCGGCTTGATCAGGTCGCGCTTCAGCAGCATCGGTAGCAGCGCTTCCTTTGCATCCTGATATACGGCGTGCTGATCTCCAGCCTGACCCGTTCTCCATACGCTGTGGCCACACTGCTTGTTGCGCATGGTCGTGTGGATCGCCGCGCGTTGCTGCCATGTCAAGGCGTCGACACAGACGTCGACCTGCTCGGAGCGCATCTTCCACGCCCTCTCGTCAGCGATCTCGGCCTTTTCCCGAGCTGTGAGGAATCTGTCGCCAGACCGATAGTCGCGGCACGTCGGGTCGCAGCGTGGGACGCCAAGCGCAGGCCGATAGCCATCCTGCCAACGGTGCCACTCACGGAGCAATTCTTCGATCTGCTCGCTCTGATCAATATCCATTCTCACCCCTTCCCCGTGTCGTACTGGCCGCACTTCTTGGATTTCCAGTCGTCCCGCCAGTGTTTGCTCTGGTCCTTCTTGCACGCCATGTAGCTGACGTCGAAGACACGCTGCTCGACGAAGTGACGGCAGCCTCGGCAGGTGCCAGATTCGCGCCGCTCCAAGACAACGGCGGGATCGGCATAGTCACCTCGTCGCAGCACGGCCATGCGACCTCGTTTCATCGATTGGGATGGTCAGTGCACTATCAACCGACCACCCTTTTTTTATCCGCTTCTTCACAACGTGATATGGGAGGCCAGTCCTCCGCGACCAATCTTTCAACGTCAACCGCTCGCCGGCGAACTGGACGACGACGTTCGAGCGCGTGTTGTTTTGCTGCTCCGTACGTGTCGCCCACCGACAGTTCGATGGCTCGTAGACGCCATCGTTATCAATTCGGTCAAGGAACATGCCGTCAGGAGCATCGCCCATGTCTGCTACGAAATTCGCGATGTCCATCCACCGATCACAGACCGTGATGCCTCTTGCGCCGTAATTCTTGAAGCCCGCCGAGTCGCTGTTGAAGCACCGATTCTTCATGTCCGACCAGACCTTCCGCGTCTTCCTCGAACAAATCACCTTTGCCTTCTGCCGGGCGAGATAGTCATCCAGCAGGCACCCGCACGACGAAGTGTTTCCAGACCGCAACGAAATGCCTCGGATTAGCACTACCTTCCCGCACTCGCAGCGGCACAACCACTTCACTACCCCGCCGACCTTCATGTCCGACCGACGCAGCACGGTGAGTCGGCCGAAAACCTTACCCGTCACGTCAATCAATGGCCGCATGCTTTTCTCTCATTTAGGACGCCTATATTTTACTTGAATTATCGTATGTAATCAATTGATTCTTATGAATTTACGACCTCAAGAACGCCCTTTTCCATCAGCGCGACATAGGTCTTCGCGATCACCTCGTTCTCGAACGCGCGCCGCTCCATTTTGGTCATCTTGCCGCCCTGGTCGAGTGCCGTATGACACGTCACACACAGCGCGGCGATGCGCGCGTCGCTCGCCTTGATCGCTCCGCCCTTGCCGTAATTGCCGTGCGCGGCCTGCGTCGAGAGTTCCAGCCCGCAATTCACGCAAGGCAGCGCGGCCACGGCGCGCCGGAGCTTCTCGCTGCGAAACGTCTTCGGCTTCGGGATTCCAATCAGGCGCGCCGTCATTCGAACTCCGCCAGAATCGCCTCGACCATCTGTTCCCGGCCGGCGTCGTCCAGGTGCGGCCAGAGGAAGCGGTATGCGTGCGGATCGCGCAGGAACTTCACGATCGACTGGTGCACCTCGCGAAAGTCCGAGTCTTCGAGCGCCTCGTATGCGATCGACTTCGGCATTGCAATCCAGTCGCCGCGCGGGCCCGGCACGAACTCACAGAAACCGGCGCCGACTTCTAGCCACTTCCGCATGCGCTCCGCGTCGTCGAACACCTCCTGCGCGGCGAAGAACGCGCCGAGCATCGCGAAGTGCCGCCGGTGGAAGCGCGGCGATCGCGGGATCTTGAACTCGAAGGCGAGCGTCTCGCCGATCTGGAGCTCGCCGAGCTGCTTGCGGAATCGCGAGTAAGCGCGTTCGTTCTTGTCGTCGAGGCCGGCGAGTTTGCCGGTTTCGTCTTTTCGGAGAATGACCTTGCTCATGCGTATGCGCTCCCTGGCTGACCTGGCTCGTTGCTGCCGGTACATGCGTTGCGATGATCGTTCGCATGCGGGCAGCGCTTATTGCCACAAGTCGAGCAAACGACCATGCGCGTCGCGAGGATCGGCCATTCACGCCCTCCGACGTTGAAGGTTTTCCCATCAAGGCAAGCCCTGCACTCGCAACTCGAGTCCGACAGAACTCGCATCTCGACGGCCGGACCTGTCGCCGCGAGCAGCGCTGCCTGAGCTGCCTGCCACGTCTGCCAATGCTTCTCTTTCACCGTAGCGAGGAGGCAGCCGCCGGCCTCCTCGTAGCGCTTCTCGAATTGCTCGCGGTCGGTCATTCCGCGCTCCCATGCTGAGAGAGAGCCGCCATCGCGGCGATGCAGAGGACGCCCCATAGAATGGGGAAAACGATGTTCATGGCTTCTATGCTCGCGGCGCTCATCGCGTCACCTTCGAGGGTTGAGCTGGAGCGGACCAGTCGCGGCGCTTAACGCCCATGACGGCGAAATACGGGTCGAAATTGGACGGCAACATTACGCGGCCTCCTGAACGTAGAGGCGGCTGCGGTACCGGCCCTTGCTCTGCTTCGGCGTCTCTTGACCCATGACCTGCGCCATCGCGACAGCGAACACGTTGCCGCCGATCTTCCCTTCCTTCATGCGCTTGTTGACGTAGCGCGTGCGGTTGTATTCCTGCATCGTCTTGGAGCTCGGGCGTTCAGCGTCCGGCAAGTCGCCGATGCCATAGACAGCCATGTAGCAGCCACCGGGGCGGCTCCGGCGCCAATCCTGCACATGGATCTTCTTGGCGCGCTTCGAATCGGCGAGAAGGTCGCTCGCGTGTTTGAGCGTGCAGCCGTACTTGTTCATGATGTCGCGCGAACTGAAGACGTACCCACGATCCATCTCAGCGAGAACCATTTTCATGATCACCGACTTTGCGCGGCGGTTCATTTCCGGACGCGGCCCGAGCTTCAGAGCCCACACGCGCGTCAGGATTGCCCGCTCGCTGCGCCCCGGCAAAAGATCGATGCATTCCTTGATCAGTCGCTCGCTCGACCACATGTCGCGGACGATTTTGTCCTCCGCTTTCGACCACACTTTTCCGCCCGCCATTTCATCTGCTCCTCGTAAGACACTCAATCGCCTGTTCCGGCGTCTCAACTACGTACGCTTCGCCCTTCCATGCCCCAAACCACACTGCCTCGTCATCCGTGAGCTTTCGCTTGCTTGGCGGCTGCTTCGGGTCTTTCACCTCCAGCAGGACGTTTCGCCCTGCCAGCGCCGCCAACAGATCCGGACATCCCTGCCCGACTGCATGCAGGTGTTGAACGCTCGCCCCGATTGCCCGGAGCGCCTTCACGATCTCCGCCTGGTTCCCATCGACTCGTGCCGCTCGTCTCAATCAAACCCTCTCGTGCGTGAAGACTTCGTAACCGTCGCGGTCGGCCATGCGCCGGCGTGGTTTTCGAACCGCATGAACTCGCCGCGATACGTCAGCGGAATGTCACCGGTGCGGCCGTGGCGGAACTTGGCGACGCGCAGTTGTGCGAAACCGAAGAACTGTTCGCCGCAGTCCGGGTTTGAGATTTCCTCGCGGTGAATGAAGAGCACGGCGTCGGCGTCCTGCTCGATCGAACCGGAGTCGCGCAGGTCCGAAAGCATCGGCTGGCGGTTGCTGCGCTCTTCGACCTTCCGGTTGAGCTGCGCGAGCGCGATGATCGCGACGTTCAGTTCCTTCGCCAGCGCCTTCAGGCCGCGGGAGATGCCTTCGATCTCGGCGTTGCGGTTCGCGCCGTCACCGGTCATGAGTTGCAGGTAGTCGACGACGATCACGTCCAGCCCGCCCTTGCGCTTCACGAGGCGCGCTTTCGAGCGCACGTCGAGCATGCGCAGCGCTGCCTGGTCGTCGATGTAGAGATTCAGATCCTTGATCTTCATCGTCGCGGCCGTGACGCGGTTCCAGAACTCGTTGTCGTCTTCCGGCGCCTGCATGACGGTGTCGAGCGGTACGCGGCCGAGCGACGCGATGTTCCGGTCGTGGATCTCCGACTCCGGCATTTCCATCGACAGGAACAGCGCGCTGTGATCGACGGCGACGTGTGTCGCGATGTTCAGCGCCAGTGCCGTCTTGCCCATACCCGGACGCGCGGCGAGGATCACCAGCCAGCCGGGACGCAGGCCGCCGTTGAGTTGCCGGTCGATGTCGTCGAGTCCCGTCGAGATGACGCGGTCAGAACCGGTAGAGCGCCGCTCCAACGCGCTGATGTGGTCCATCATTCCCTGCGCTGCCAGCTTCGGCTCGCGCTTGATCGTTGCCTCGCCGAGCGTCTCGAGCTTCGCCGCCGCGCGGTCGATCAGCACGCCAGCGCTGTCCGGCGTCGCGCCGACCGAGTCTTGAATCTCGGCCGCCACCGACAGCAGGCCGCGCTTCTGCGCGCGGTCCCGCACGATCTCGGCATAGCGCGCGATGTTCGCGGAGCTCGGCGTCGACTGAGCCAGGTCGTTCAGGTACTTCAGGCCGCCCACGTCTGCCGCGCGCCCTTCTGCGCTCAGCCGCTCGTAGACCGTGATTACGTCGGCGCCGACGCCCGACTCGATCATCTTCACGATCTGGACGAAGATCGCGCGGTGATCGCCGCGGAAGAAGTGCTCGGCACGCAGATCTCCCATGCGGTCGATTGCGTCGTTGTCGATCAGCAATGCGCCGATGACGCTCTGCTCGTGCTCGATGCTGTGCGGAATGGCCCGCTCGATGTCGTTGGCGCTCATGCGGCCTCCGCGTCGTGGAATCGGCCTTCGCGGATCTTCGCGAAGTTCTCAGCCTTGCAAATCCAGTCGAGGCCCGGCGTGAACGGCTTGCGGTCGCCAGACGTAGCTCGGCCGGTCAGAAACTCCGACTTGGCGATGTAACCGAAGAACCGGCGCCACCATTCGAGGCTCTGGCGCTTCTGGTCTTCGTTCCAGCGGCAGCGGAGATGCTCAGCGCGCGCAGCGGTCCAGTCTCGGATCATCGGGCTTGCAGGCAGAAGCTCGTGATACAGGGCGATGATTTCCTGATGCGGGCAGGAAGGCTTGGACGACTTCGGACGCTGATCGGACTGGTCGTCAGCCGGGCTGGCGACAACCAACCCGATAGGGTTGGTAAGGTTTATCTCTTCTCTAATCTCCTCTTCTCTGTCGTTGCATTGCGTTGCATCGCGTTGCATGCCGTCCCCATTCGTCTCAACGTGTTTCTTTCTTTCACGATGGATGCGACTGCGTTCGGTGCTGGAAAGCGCGCCAGTATTGGGATTGCCGGAATCTTCACGTTTCGGCTGACGGTTTTCCCAGCCCGCAATGCGACCGTCGACGAGCAGCTTTTTCTCGACCATCGCGTCCCAGACCTTCTGAACAGAGCCATCGTCGAGACCGAAAAGAACGTCGTGATCGTTGCAGTCGAACGATGCAACGTTGCCGCGCGTTGCATCTGCGTTGCATTGCGTTGCATTGCTTCCGCATTCCAGAAGAGATGCCCACACAGCAATCACAGTCGGCAGAGCCTGACCGCTGCGGCGCGCGACCCACTGGAACTTCGGGTCTGTGACCGTGCCGTGCCACCAACGGAACCAATCCATGTCAGACTCCGACCGCGGCGAGCGCTTCGTTCAGACGAGCCAGGCGCTCGTCGTTCAGCGCCTTGATCTCGCGCTTCAGTTCTTCGCAGAGCCACACGCGGACATCGCGCGTCTCGCTCACCGTCATGCGGTGGCAGAGTTCGCGGATGTGCGCTTCGCGCTGGGAGTCGCGGTTCGGCGTGGTCATGATTAAGCCTTAGGCAATCCGAGGAGTTCCTGCCGCTTGCCCGTGTGCAAATCGCGCACGGAGCCACGTACGTGCAGGCGGCCGGCATCGATCAGCGAGCGGACACGGCCGCACACGCTGGAGAGCTTCAGATTGGTCTGCGCGGCGATCTGCTCGCGCGTGAGAAGGCTCGCGTCGCCGTCGAAGCAGTCCATCACCATCTGCTGCGTGTGACAGAGCTGCTTGACGGTCAGCGAGTGAAAAGACTCCGACTGCGTGTCGGAGACGCGGCGCCCGGAGCGCGCGCTGTAATGCTCTTGATTCATGGGCCAACTCCAGCGGCATCTCTGCCGCGTAGGACTACTGAAAGGAGAAAATAGAAGGCGCCATGCCGGCGGCTTTTATTTGCTTCTTTCGCGTCTTCGTTCGAGACGCTTGATTTAGGCCCCGCCGTTCCCCGCTCTATTTCTTTCAAAAGCCACTACAACCGGATGAGACACACCAAATGCTGAGCGAAGCACGTGGTATCCGATGAATTCCTGAATCGACACACCCATCCGGACGGCGTCGAGCGCTAGCTTTTCCAGTTCTGCAACTGGAATTTGAGCCGGGAGGACGGTATTGCCGATGGTCATGCGTGCTCCGCGATCCCCATTACGGACTCTTGGGAGGCGACAGAGACGAGGTTCTTGGGCAAAGTGCCAACTGTGCCAAAGAGAAACAGCCGCGTTACCCGTTCGAGCGCGCCCGAAACGTGCTCGATGCCGTTCAACGCCATGTAGGCCAGAAGGCCCTCGTAGGTGTCATCGTCAAGACGCGTCTTGACTTCGTTAGGTGCTCGGCGCGACATGCTTTACCTCCTCAGTTGATAAAAAGAACAACGATGAAACTCACGCAGAAGCGGGTGCGCTCCATGATGAGAACCCGCAGACAAAACAAGTCAGGCGGCGACCCTGGCCCGATCTCGCATCAGGCGACGGTGCAAGGCGACGAGCTTCCGCCCCTTCTCGTACCCGAAGGTCTTTTGTCTGGTTTGCCTCAGAACGTGGTTGACGGAAGCCTGAGAAGCGCCGATGTTCACGGCGATCTCGGTTTGGGTCAGGCCTGCGTCGAGGCAGTCGCGGATGAGTTGGCTCCAGTTCATGAGTGCCATATTAGCACGCTAATAGAAGGTGTCAATAGCTATCTACTTGAGAAAACTAATATGATTCGCGCCATGAGCATAGGTGACCGAATCCGTCAATTAAGGGAAAAGGCCGGACTTTCCCAGTCAGATCTCGCAATGAAAGCCGGCGTATCGCAAGGTACGATCAGCCAACTTGAGAAAAACCCCAATCAGAAGACGAAACACCTAGTCGCCATTGCGCGCGCCCTAGACTGCTCCGTTGATTGGCTCGAGAAAGGAACCGGCCCGATCGAGCGCCCGAAGAAGGTGGCAATCGTCCCGGACGAATCGGACGAGTTCATCGCAATCAGAAAAGTCGTGTTCAGAATTAGCGCTGGTGTAGCAGGCTTCGCCGTCGATTTCCTCGACGATGGTGACGGAGCGCCCCTTTTCTTCCAGAAGGCGTGGTTCGATGCTCGCGGTTACAGCCCGGATGAGCTGTACGCGATCAAAGTGCGCGGCGCCAGCATGGAACCGTCTCTCACCGACAGCGACACCGTCGTCGTGAACACCGCAGACAAAGAGCCGACAGACGGTGACGTCTTTGCGGTCAACTACGACGGTGAGCTCGTCATAAAGCGATTGGTGCGCGATTCCGGAGACTGGTGGTTGTCTTCCGACAACCTGGACGCGCGGCGGTATCCGCGAAAGCGGTGCGACGACAACACGTTCGTTCTAGGCCGGATCGTCCACAAACAGAGCGAACGCATCTGATTAGCACGACAGCAGCGCGGCGGGGCCACTCCACATAACAACCAAATCGAAGATCGCGCAGACACGAAAAGCGCGACCAGCACCTTCCCTCCTAAGCCCGCCCTGCGCGGGCTTTTTTGTCGCATTCGTACGACGGTAGGCAAAAGTTAGACGTTTGTTTGTATCCATCCGTAAATTCTTCGCATCGAAAGAAGCCCTGCCGGTGCATTTTTCCCGCATCCCCTTGTTTCTCTGAATTCGCTAAACACGGCGGATTGTTGCGCCCCGCACGAAGATCAGCAGCCGCTACAATCAATTATTAGTTTGCTATTGACGTGTTCCTATTAGCGGTCTAATATTCGTTCATGCGCTGAACGAACAGCGCAACGCTACAAGTAGCGACGCTCTTTAAACCTGCTGACTGATGAATAGGCGTGTAATCGCCCTGCCCATGGCCCGGACGGCAGAACGTAAAAGTACCGGAAATGGCTGCCTGATGAGCGGCTTCCGAAAGGCGCCCACTGACTGTGGCGAGGTAACAGTCAGGGTTTTATCAGTGCGCCGTGACAACGACGCACCGCTAAAACAGGAGCGTGGCATGTCCACATTGGCGAAGGATCTGGTCGAGCTGGTGAGGCTCGCTCAAGGTGGCGCAGGGGCGTTGATCGAACATCTGCTGCGTGAGGTTGCATCGAACTTGATCGCTCAAGGCGTGGCCGACGAGCGCGGAGGCTGTTGAGATGGGAGCAATCACACCGTTCTGCGTGACCCGCGCAGGCGAATACGCGATCCACCGTGACCTGGCTGCGCTGGATCGCGAGGATGCAATCGCAGAAGAGAAGCAACGCTACATCGATCGGCGCACCGCAGAACTGCACGATCGTCGCATGTCGAACGTCAGCGACGAGGATCTGATCATCGCGCTCGATACGCTGACCACGATGCCGGAGTCGGTCGCGCGAATGAAGAAGTGGATCTTCGAAAACGATGAATTCTGCGCGTCGGCCATGCAAGGCGCGATCAGCGCTGCGATCCGCCTCGACAGCGCTTCGATCGCGACCACCGAGGCGAAAGCGATGTTCGACGAATCGGCGAGCGCTGAACGTCACTGAATTGCAGTAACGAGCGGCAGAGGTCTGATCGATGAGCGTTCTAGGAGCGCTTATTTTTCAGCCCTTTGTGTAGAGGAGTCCTAACCCCGCCGGCTGAGTCTCGGCGAACTGGAGAGAACGATGGAAGGTAATCAACTGACGGTTGTCGAGCGCGCCGCGATCGCGCTGGGCACGCCGGAGCACGAGAAGAAGCTGCGAGAGCTGGTCACGCAGTCGGCATCGATCGTCGAGATCAAGAACGCGGACGCGCGCACGCAGTGCCATTCGGCGTACATGGTTCTGAAGAATGCCCGCGTCGAGATCGAGAAGGCCGGCAAGACGGCGCGCGAGGATGCGACGGCGTTCTCGAAGGCGGTGATCGAGGAGCAGAAGCGGCTCATCGAGATCACGGCGGAGGAAGAGTCGAGGCTGCAGGAGTTGCGCGACGTGTGGGACGCCGAGCGCGAGCGCGAGAAGCAGGAGAAAGCGCAGACCGAAGCGCGGCGCGTCGCCGGCATTCGCAAGCTGATCGACGAGATCAAAGGCTGCCCCGTTGCGGCTGTTGGTCGATCGTCCGCCGACATTGCAGACGCCATCGAGCAGTTGGAAACGCGGCAGATTGGTATCGAAGAATTCGCCGAACTCACCGGCGAAGCACAGGCCGAGCAATACGCCGCGATCAAGATGCTGCGCCAGATGCACGCTGACTCTGTCGCACATGAGGCGGAAATCAAGCGCATCGAAGACGAGCGCGCCGAACTCGCCCGTCTCCGCGCTGAGCAGGAAGAGCGCGAGCGCCAGGCAACCGCCGAGCGAGCCGAGCAGGAGCGCAAGGCGCGCGCAGAACGTGAGGCAGAGGAATCGCGGTTGCGCGCCGAGCGTGAAGCGGCCGAGGCGAAGCTGCGAGCTGAGCGCGCGGCGGCCGAAGCCAAGCTCCGCGCCGAGCGCGAGGCGCACGAAGCCGAAATGCAGACGCAGCGCGACGAGATCGCACGGCAGCAGGCAGAACTGGCAGCAGCGCAGCGCAAGCAGGAACAGGAGGCGGCAGCGAAGCGTCGGGCCGAAGAGGAAGCCGAGCGCAAAGAAGCCGAGCGCCTCCGCGCCGAGCAAGACGCCAAGATCGCCGACCAAAATCGCCGCGAGCGCGAACAGTTCGTCGAGAAAGGCCCGACCGATGACGAACTGGTCGACGTGCTGGCGTCTCACTACGGCGTCACGGTCGGCGATGTTCTCCGCTGGCTCGAAGCGTTCGACATCGAGTCCTTCAAATCCAACTTCGCAATCTAAATCCACAACGCCCGACAGAGTCTCGGGCAAGGAGAAATCATGAGCAACATCGTCGCAAGCAACATGACCACGACGCTGGCTTCCAAGCTGGCGCAACGCTTCGGCCTCGAAGCAAATCCCGAAGTTCTCGACATCCTGAAGGCGACGGCCTTCAAGGGGCAAGTGAGCGACGCACAAATGAGCGCCCTGCTCGTCGTCGCGACTCAATACGGCCTGAATCCTTGGACGAAAGAGATCTACGCCTTTCCGGACAAGAACAACGGCATCGTCCCGGTCGTCGGCGTCGATGGCTGGTCGCGGATCATCAACGAGCACCCACAGTTCGATGGCCTCGACTTCGAGCAAGACGCCGAGTCGTGCACTTGCATCATCCACCGCAAGGACCGATCGCACCCGATCAAGGTCACGGAGTACATGGAGGAATGCAAGCGCGGCACCGGGCCGTGGACGTCGCACCCGAAACGGATGCTGCGCCACAAAGCAATGATCCAGTGCGCACGCCTCGCCTTCGGTTACGTCGGCATTTACGACCAGGACGAAGCCGAGCGAATCGTCGACATGGGGCCGGCGCAGGAAGTGAAGCGCACGCCAGCTGAAACCGCCGCAGCTGCTCGGCCGACCGCCGAGCGCACGGAGCGCCACGGCGTTCTGATCGCCGAGCTGGAGTTCATCGCGAAGGAAGGCGGACAGGATGCGCTCGCGAAAGCATGGGCCGGCGGCCCGCTCGCGAACGGCGATGCGCTGACGGCGATGGATCGGAAGGCAATCGGCGCTGGCGAGTTGAATCGCCTCAAAGCGATGGCCGGGGCTGAAGACGTAACCGTGAACGAGGGTGAGTGAGATGAGCGAGCAAATCGAGCAAAGAACCGAAGCATGGTTTGCGCAGCGCGCGGGCAAGATCACTGCCTCGCGCTTTATTGACGTCATCAGCCTGACCAAGGCGGGGAAGGCGACCGCAGCCCGCGAGCGCTACATGCGCGAGATCGTGTTCGAGCGCCTGAGCGGCACGCCGAAGCATTCGGTCGGCGCCCTGTCGCTGAAGTGGGGAACCGACGTCGAGCAGTTCGCCCGCGAGGCATACGAGGTCGAGTCGGGCGATGTGGTGAGCGAAACCGGCTTCGTGACGCATCCCGACTACCCCTTCATCGGTGGCTCATGCGATGGACTGATCGGCGACGACGGGATCATCGAAATCAAGTGCCCGCACGATGAGCAGGTGCACATCGAGACGTGGCTTAACGGCATGTCGCCGGATCACCGCGCTCAGGTGCTTGGAAATCTGCTCGTGACTGGGCGCAAGTATGCCGTCTTTATCAGTTACGACCCCCGCCAGTCTGAGCGCTTCCGGCTGTATCACCAACGGATCGAGCGCGATGAGGAATTCATCCAAGGCGTGCTTCTGCCCGGATTGCTTCAGTTCGAGGCGGAGGCAAACCAGATGATCGAGAGACTCGAAAGGATAGCCTCGTGAAAGCCCCCTTTGATGTGGACGAGTTCAAGTCTGCCCTTTCGTACGACCCCGAGACAGGGCTGTTCACGAGGTTAGACCGGAAATCCGGCAAGGACCGACGCGGAACGATTGCCGGAGCAATCATGCGGTCTGGCCACATCCAGATCCGCGTCTGCGGAAGCCTGCACTACGCGCATCGGCTGGCATGGGTCTACATGACTGGAGAGTGGCCGGAAGCGGAAATCGACCACATCAATGGCGTCCCGAGCGATAACCGTTGGTCAAACCTGCGCGACGTCTGCCGCACGACAAACGCTCAGAACTTACGCAAACCTAAGGTGACGGGGCGATCAGGCTTTCTCGGCGTCTCACTGCGGAAAGACACCGGTCGCTATCAAGCGTTCATAACGGTCGAGCGCAAGAGAAAGACGCTTGGATGCTACGCGACAGCTGAGGACGCGCACGCGGCCTACCTAGAAGCGAAGCGGCAACTTCATGAAGGAAACACCCTATGAGCGAGATCGCCAACAAACGCGCGCTTCTAGAAAGCGCGAACGAACTGGTCAAGACGAATCAACCGACGATTGAGCACCTGAGCGCAGTTGCGGACGCTCTCGCTCGTGTCGCCAGCGACCTTATCGGCGCGGATTGCACAGCGCTCCTGCGCGTGCGCCGCGGCGCCGTCGAGGCAGCAATCGAACGACTCGGGAGTGCATCGTGATCAATCGTATCGAGTGCGATAACGCCCTGCTCGCTTCGTGCGATCGGGTTCACAAAGGCGTGGCACTTGTCGCCGCGCTGACAGGCGCAGGCATCGGATGCTTCTGGTACCTCTGCGTCGCCGTCAAAGCTGGAGTGTTCTCGTGAAGCTCTGGCAAATCTGGGCAGTAACTCTTCTGGTTGCGGTCGCCTATCTCGCGATCTGCTCACGGTTCGATCAGCAACAACATCAAAACGCACGCTGTGCCGCGACTCGCTGCGCGTAACGCTCCCGAAGGATCTCACCTATGACCGGCTATCTCGCCATCGCAGCGATATGGATCTTCTTCGCCACCCTCGTCTGCTTGTTCATCCACGGCGCGAAGAAGATGAAGCGCTCCATGAAGGCGATCGATGAGGCGCGACGGAGCATTAAGTGGCCTGCAGCGTATGTCGAAGAAACGAGGAACACCTGACCCAATCTGTCGAAGCCCGATCTTCCTCGATGACTCGCTAGAAGTCCATGCTAGAGATGAGGATTCGATCACAAGATTGTTTCGAGTCGGTTTTTTTGAATGCCACAGCGCAGATGTCTTGATCGTGGGCATAAAAGCATTTCAAGGTCTCTTCTGCTGTGTCCGCGTCATCAGCCCCGAAGTGGTCACGCAGGGCCTCGAGACTGATCCGAAACCGATCGATTCGGCTACCTGTGCTGAGCGAGAAATCAATTCCGGCATCGCCCGGAATGAACATCACATTCAATGGCTGGTACATAACGCTCCCCGTTGTTCTGAAAGCGGAAAGCGTAACACGACCAGATCACTACCCCTACCCGGACAGTCCGGGAATCGAACCCCGTCCGGCGCCCTGCGCCGGATAACGATTAAAGAGGACAGCATGCGTATCAATGTCTATTCGCAGGAGATCACCGACGAGGTTCTGCTGATCGAGAAAGAGTCGAATACCGGCCTCGTATATAGCGCCGTTCAGATAATCCTCCACAGCAGCGACAAGCTGCATCACCCGCCGCAGGATGATGACCGCAGCGCGGTCACGTTCTGGCTGCCGAAGTCCGAGCACCGGCGTGAGGCTCTCGCGCTGGCCTTCGAAAACATGGCGAAGCTCGTGCGCAATGCACGCAGCGAAACCGGCCTTGATTGATGATCCGCCTATCCCACCCCTACCTCGCGCTGCTCGAAGCACTCGACCGCCTAGGCCGCGCGAAGAAAGCCACTGACGCCCTGATCCACGCCGCGTGCGTGGCCTTCGTGGAAGTGCTCTCGCACATAACCGGAGAGCGAGTCTCGATTGTGATTGGACAGGCTGTTATTGCACGAGGATCGAAATGAAATTTGGAAGCGTGTGCAGCGGCATCGAAGCAGCGAGCTGCGCCTGGCATCCGCTCGGCTGGCAAACGCAGTTCGTCAGCGAGATCGAGCCGTTTCCCTCCGCCGTGCTCGAACACCACTACCCGACCGTGCCGAACCGCGGCGACATGACTCAATTCAAGGAATGGCCTGATGCAACTATCGATCTTCTCGTCGGCGGAACTCCCTGCCAAAGCTTCAGCGTCGCCGGACTCCGAAAAGGACTGGCTGACCCGCGTGGCAACCTCATGCTCACCTATCTTGCCATTGCTGCACGATTCGCTCCCCGCTGGCTGGTCTGGGAAAACGTCCCCGGTGTCTTGTCATCCAACGGAGGGAGGGATTTTGGAACCCTTCTCGGAGGGCTGGCAGAACTCGGGTATGGGTTCGCCTACCGGATTCTTGACGCTCAGTTCTTCGGAGTGGCCCAGCGACGCCGCCGTGTGTTCGTTGTCGGACATTTTGGAGACTGGCGACGTGCCGCAGCGGTACTTTTTGAGCGCGAAAGCCTGCTCGGGCATCCTGCGCCGCGCCGGGAATCGCGGGAAGGAGTTGCCCCGACCCTTAGCGCACGCACTAAAGGCGGTGGCGGCCTCGGAACAGACTTCGAGTGCGATGGCGGCCTGATCGCTCATTCACTGCGTGGTGAGGGCTTCGATGCGAGCGAGGACGGAAGGCCGGTGTCATATGCGATCCAGGCGGGGGCGCTGCGCGAGAACGTCGCGAGCGGGCCGGATGGAATCGGCGTTCAGTCGGACATCGCATACACGCTTGAGGCGCGCGCCGAAGTGCAGGCGGTCGCCTTCGCCGAGAACAGCCGCGCCGAGCTCCGACTCGAAGGTGGGGACGGGCAGCGCGTCGGCGCCATCTCGACGGGCGGCGGGAAGCCCGGTCAAGGCGTGCCGATGATAGCGGTCGGGTTCGACTGCAAGGCATCAGGACAGGCTGGCTTCGGCGTCGGCGACATTGCATCGACGATGCGCAGCATGGGCCACTCGAACTCACATCAAAACGGTGGCGGGCACCTTGCCGTGCATACCGGCGCCGCAGTCCGCCGCCTGACGCCACGCGAATGCGAGCGCCTGCAAGGCTTCCCCGACGACTACACGCTGATCAACGTGCGAGGCAAGCCCGCCGCAGACGGTCCGCGCTACAAGGCGCTCGGCAACAGCATGGCCGTGCCGGTGATGCGCTGGATCGGCGAACGAATTCAAAAGGTCGATGCGCTCAGCGCGTATTGACCATTGGACAGACTGTTATTGCGAGAGAACAAAATGAGCGATAAGCCCATCATGCACGTCGTCTCGATGTCCGGCGGCAAAGACAGCACCGCGACGGCCCTGGTGGCAATCGAGATGCACGGCCGTGAGAACTGCCGGTTCGTGTTCGCTGACACTGGTAACGAGCACGAAGCGACCTATGAATACGCACAGCAATATCTGCCTACGATGCTCGGCATCAAGGTTGACGTGGTGCGCGCCGACTTCACCGACGAATTTGCGACGAAGCGTGCGAATCTCGCGCGGCTCGCCGCCGGGGAGCCGGAATCCGCTGTCTACGGAAAGCGAAAATTCCACTACCCGTGGACGCAAGAAGCCGCAGCGCGCGCTCTTGAATTGCTTCATCCGACCGGCAACCCGTATCTCGATATGTGCATGCTCAAAGGCGGCTTCCCGTCGCGGAAGCGCCAGTTCTGCACGCAGTACCTCAAGACTGAGCCGCTGACGGAGTATCAACTCGATCTGATCGATTCAGGATATGACGTGTGGTCTTGGCAGGGCGTCCGCATCGACGAAAGCGAATCGCGCCGCACTCGCCTCCAAGGAACCGGCGCATGCGTGAAGTCGTTCGACGTTATTGGTGGCGGGTTGTTTCACTACCGACCGATTCTACGTTGGCACGTCGAAGACGTCTTTGAGGCACATGCTCTGGCCGGCATTCAGCCAAATCCACTATATCGACAGGGGATGTCGCGTGTGGGATGCATGCCTTGCATCAACGCATCGAAGGCTGAGCTGGCTGAGATCGCACGCAGATTTCCAGACGAGATTGAGCGGCTCGCCGAGTGGGAGCGCCTTGTATCGAACGTAACGCGCCCGCACTCACCCGTGTCTTTTTTCCATATGGGCACTCAGGGGCACAAGGGACAAGCGTCAACGATTTGGTCTGTCGTTGAGTGGTCGAAAACGACGCGCGGCGGTCGCCAGTATGACCTGCTTGAGCCGACCTATGACGCGGCGGCATGCTCATCGGCCTATGGCCTGTGCGAATGACGACACCTAGCCACCCTTCATTTTTGAGGAAAGCATGACCAAGAAAATTGACGCTCTCGTAGACGAGGCAATGTCCCAAGCGCAGGTATTCGCCAGTGCATGGTCGCTTGTCGGCGGAATATTCGACCACGGCAACGCGCTCGAAAACGCTGAAGTCGAGAAGAAGGCGCTGCGTGCGCTCATCGCAGACCTTCTCTCCGCGAGCATCGCCGACACAGCGAAGCCTTCGCTGAAGGATCACGCGCGTCAGTTCGCAACTGACTTCACGCGGGAAATTGGTTTCGCAATGAGCGACCATGCACAAGAGGTCATGCTCAATCTGTTCCTGAAACATGCCGCCAGCGCGCAGAGCATCGCCGACACAGCGGGGGCGAAGCCGCTCGATCTGTTGCCGAATGCGCTTTGGACGCGGCGAGGTTCTGGCACTGATGAATGGTGGTCTTTCAAGGGCTATCAGGCCCGGAAGGATGCCGCCGACCAATGGGTGCTTCGCAAGGGCGGAGAAGAACTGTATCGCCACACCTATCTGCAAGTGGTGATGGCGCACGCCGAGCGCGCGCTTCTCGCCGCCACTCCCGCGAGTTCGGTAGCCGATGCGGCGGGGGCGAAAACAACGCTCAACTTCGACGGGACTGTCGACATTACGTGCGCTCATTGCGGCGGAAACGGCTGCTTTGCATGCCTTCGAAAGGAGTCCGGCAATGAATAACGAAATCCGCAATCGACTTCAGCACGCGCTAGCCCACGCCGCGCGGAACGGCTCAGTCTTGGAATCCCATGTCGCCGTGCTCAAGTCGGACATCCGCGCCCTTCTCGCAGCGGGCGCGAGTGAGGGGCAGGCGGAGCCGATCTATCAAGTGCGCCCACGAAACGGCGAAGAGTGGACTGATGTAAGTGAAGCCGAATACCACATCAGTGGGGGCGCGGGTTATTTGCAGCGCATTGTCTACCTCCGCCCCTCCGCCGAGATCGCCGCGCTGCGCGAGCGGATCGCGGGGATGGAGAAGGATGCACTTAGGTATCGGTGGCTTCGCGAAGGAGGTCAAGAGCAAGAGGACGTGTTCGGCAGCGTATGGGCTGATTCGCTCGACGGCGCCATTGACCGAGCAAGGCAATCCGGGGAGGAAGGGAAATGAAGTTCAACGCAAAGCTGCCACGCACAAAGCCGCGGCCGGGCGCGGCGTACATCCTGTTCTCCGTAAAGGATGCGCACGGCAACCGAGTAGAAGTCGAGGGCCTTTATCCCGACTCGACGATTGCCGAAGTCTGGAACGTCATCAAAGGCAAGGTTCTGCTGCAAGACGCGCAGAGCGGCGAGGAGAAGGCACCGTGAAGCCATCCACCGCCCAGCGCATCGAACATCAGATCGACGCGGCGATCTACTCGCTGGAGGCGATCCCGGCGCGCACCGCTGGCCTGCACGAATACGCCCAACAGAACATCACCCGGCGCATGACGCTAGACGCATACCGATATGTCGAGTTCGCGCATTGGCTGCTGATTAGGGAGGGAATGTGAGCGCTCGAACCAAGGAACTGACCGCAGAAATGGCCCGTGAGATGCTGGATTACGACCCCTTGACGGGGATTTTTAGATGGAAGATAGACAGGGTTCATAACGCGAAGGCCGGCGATATAGCCGGGTATAAGGACAGCCTCGGATACATGCGGCTAAGCATCTTCGGAATGAAGTATCTCTGTCACCGTCTAGCATGGCTCATCACAACGGGAAGTTGGCCTACAAAGAATATTGATCACGTCGATGGTGATAGAAGAAATAACCGGTTCTCGAATCTTCGAGATGTATCGCAGATGACGAACATCCAGAATCAGCGAGTATCTCGACGCAATGGAAAATTGCTTGGAGTCTCCAAAAATCGAAAGAGGTGGGCGGCGACGATCATGGCATGCGGGAAGAAAACATACCTTGGTACCTTCGACACACAAGAACTTGCACACGAAGCTTATGTGGAAGCGAAGCGACGACTTCATGAGGGCTGCACGATATGAAACTGCGACTTGATGCATGGTTGAAGAAGGAGTTCGACCCACCTCCAGCGATCACGACGGCCCGTGGATGGATTCGCGAGGGTAAGATTTTTCCGGCTCCCATAAAATTAGGTCGTAGCTACTACGTCGAAGAAACCGCCGTCTTTCAGGACCGCCAGACGCGACCGTCGCTGGCTTCCCGCATCCCGAGGTAATCATGGCTGCACGACCGAGAATAAGAAAGCGCGCCAACTGGCCCGAGCATATGCACGAGCCGCGCCCCGGCTACTATGTCTGGCGCGATCCGCGAGACGGCAAGACACACGTGCTCGGTCGTATGCCGCTCGCGCAGGCCATTCATGAGGCGCAGGAAGCGAACATGATCGTCGAGAACGCGAAGGCCACGCGCACGCTCGCCGAGCGGCTGACGGAGCAGAAAAGCACCGTGGCCGATCTGGTTGCTCGCATGCCGACCGAAGGCGTCAAGGCATCCACGCTCAAGACGCGCAGCTATGTCGACGGCGCCATCGTGAAAGCGCTCGGCACGATCGAGTGTGACAAGCTGACGACGAAGCATATCGCCGACTTCATCGAGCCGATCGTGAAGGAAGGAAAGAAGCGCTGGGCGCAATCGATCCGAAATCGCCTCGTGACAATCTGCCGGCGCGGTATGGAGCTCGGGCTGATCACGCAGATGAACCCGGCGAAGGAAACGTCACGCCCCGTTCCGAAGACGAAGCGCCGCCGCCTGACGTTCGAGGAATTTCAGGCGATCTACGAGAAGGCGCCGCAGGTCAACGATTGGTTGCAGAACGCCATGCTGCTCGCGCTCGTCTCAGGTCAGGACCGATCAACTATCGCGCGTTGGCAGCGCTCCTTCAGTTCCGGCGATGCCGTGCTGCTCCAGCGCTCGAAGACGTCTATCAAGATAGAAATTCCGCTGGCGCTGCGTCTTGACGCGATAGGCATGTCTCTCGGCGATGTCATCGCGAAGTGCAAATCGACCGGCGTCGTGAGCAAGTATCTGATCCACCACATCAAGAATCAGGGACGCGCGAAGACTGGCTCGCATGTGAAACTCGGCAGCATCAGCCAAGCGTTCGCGGATGCTCGAACGCTAGTTGGAATTCCGAACGATGACGTCGCGCCGACATTCCACGAGATTCGCAGTCTAGCGAAGCGGTTATATGACGCGCAGGGCAACGTCAATACAAAAGAACTGCTCGGCCATATGACCGAAGCGATGGCGGAAATGTACGCGGATTCACGCGGAATCGCGCCAATCAAAGTAACAATTGTGCAGAAAGGTTTTGAACGAATTAACCACGGCGGTTGAACGGTTCGCCTGAAATCCTTATCCGACAAGGGTTTCGGGCAATCGTCGTTTACTCGGACATGCTCGCGCCTGAAAACTGCATAAATCGATTAAAAATCAAACGCTTAACCCGATGATTGCGCGACTTATAAACGTCGCGAAACGTCGATTAACGCCTCAATAAAATCAACCACTTATATAGCCGTTATACACGGCTGATAGAATCAAGAGGAGACCGCCGGGGAGGTGTCGATGAGCCGATATACGAACGCTGTTTTGACAGTCATAGCAGGTGCCCTCGTGGCGCTCGTGGTTCAAAACGCCATCGGGCGCGCAGAGGCGCAATCAACACCGCCGCTCACTCGCGTGATGATTTGCGACGCGCAGTACCCTTCTCGATGCGCAAGTGTCGGGACAGTGACGCCGCCTAGCGGCAGTGCTTATTTCCCGCTTCTCACAATCAACACGGTCAAATGAAGATTCCCGTCAGGTGGTTCGCCTAAACGGTATACGCGTACAGCCTCGGAGTGATAGATATGCCGGCAATGTGGTGCCCGATCTGTGCGCGGCGGCTCGCGCGAGAAGAGTTTCAGCCTGCGGTAGGCGACGTGCCGAATCGTTGGACGTGCAGAGACTGCGATTGCGTCGTCAACGAGTACGACGACGAGTACGAGCAGCCTGAGTGCGATGGGTAAGAACGGAGCGGTTCTTCTTGGCGAGGTCGCCGCGCGCGCGAGCCATATCGACATCGCGTGCTCTCGATGCGACCGCAAAGGCCGGTATCGAGTCGCCAAGCTCGTCGCGCGCCTCGGAGAGGAGTTCCCGATGACGGATCTCGGCGCCGAGCTGGCGGATTGCCCCCGGCGGAACGCGGCCGCGCATCACGAGCGGTGCGACGTGTTCTTCCCGAAGCTCGCGCAGATGATGAATCAAGACTGCCAGTGACTTGCTCCGCCGAGACGCACGCCGGCCCACATCAGCCACGCACGCCACTTCGGAACGCCCGTCAGTAGCGAAGCTTCCTTCAGCACGGCATCGGCGACATTTCGCGCCACAGGATGCGTCGTATACAGAAAGTCATGCACGACCGAGGCTTTCCGGGCGCTGTCGCCAGCAAGCAGAAAAACGAGCGGCAAGCGCGGCACCGACGCCAGATCTGTCTGGAATCCGGCTGGAACGGTGAACGTCTCGCCCGCGACGTCGGACTGATAGACGAGCGGCGTGCAGAGAATCCACTGGCCGTCGTCCGTGTTATCCGCGTCGCGCAGGTCGAGGGACGTGAGAAACGCGCTCATTGCGCGCTCGCGATCGCCGTCGAGATGGCAACCTGCGCAGCCGTGATCGCGATCTCGGCCGCGGTCTTCTGCGCCTGGTCGAGCGGTGAAAGGTCGATGATCCGAATGAGCGACGGAATAGCCTGAGTGGCAAGCGCCTGGACGTCGGCAACCGAGAAAGTGACAGGTGCGCCGGACGCGGCATTACTGGCGAATGCGCAGACCTTTGATGTCGCTGCCGATGCATTCGAAAGTTGCGCGATCGCATCTGCCGACAACTGCGACTGCATCGCGAGCATCGAGCTCATGAACGGCTGCACGACGGCGCACTGCTTCACGACCTGCTTCTGCAGATTGGCGAGCGCGTCGCTTGCCGGGACGGTCGTCACGGTCGAGCATGCGGAGAGGAAGAGCGCGACGAGGCCTGCCGCGAGCAGCATGATGGTGCGTTTCATGGTGATTTCCTTCGAGGGTGGAGAGTTACTTGCCGAGCTTTGCCGAGACGCCTAGGCCGGCGAGGAGAGAAGCGGCGCCGACGCCATACGCCTGCATGTCGAACGGCTTGCCTGTTACGACGCTGAATACTTCGAGAGCGAGTCCGACAACGACCGCGACGGCAGACCATGCATAGGCCGGTTCGAGCGTCACGTTGTCGTCGCCGGTGACGAGCTGCAACAGTCGCCGGATCATGCTTTCACCTCGTCCGGCGAGAAGACGAAGTCCGCGCGCTGGTTGCGCTGCATGACGAAGATCGGATACGGCAGCATGTGAATGCCGTGATTCCTACCGCGATGATGCTTCGCGCAGAGCACGAGCATGTTGTATTCGGAGTCGATGAAGTCGCTCGGCTCCTTGTACGTCGACCAGTCGAAACCCGGATGCATCGCGCGCATCTTTTCGAAGTCGATGCCGTTTGCGTCTGCCCATTCCGCGTGGAAGTGATGCACCTCGCGCTGATCCTTCGAGCCGCAGACCCAGCACGGTGTGTCGAGCACCGCGATCAGGTGGTGCTTCGTTTTTCGGAACAGCGCCGACTCCGCGCGCGGCGCGTGATCCGGGTAAAAGACGTCGATCTGGAGCGTGTCGTGCTGCTCGTGTTCGTGTTCGATTTTCATGGCCGGAAATGAAAAAGCCGCCCGAAGGCGGCTGTCAGTCTGAGTTCGAGAAGCGGTCGTTACGTGACGCTGAGAAGCATGCGAGTGCCTACGGACACTGCGATCGTGCGGCTGTCTGTTGCGCCGCTGCTCGTGGTGATGGTGATCGCAACCATGTACGTCGCGCCGCTCGCGCCTCCTCCGAGCCAGAACGTGACGACGCCAGAGCTCGTCGACGTCGATTTGCCGGACGGATTCACTGTGATGCCGGCGTCGGCCGTGACGGTGGCGTCGGCGATCGTCTCGCCGCTTGCGAGCCACTGCGACCAGTCCATTTCATACGGAAGAATTGCGGCCGGAGATTTCGGCGGCAACTGCTGAGAAAGACTCATGTCGCTCCTTAT